TTAATTCTTCTGGGGTGTCCCCCAAACGTCCCCCGACTTAAAATTGTTTGAGCCGAGAATTTTGCTTGTGTATTCCTCATATCTGTCTATGTTACGTTTCTCTAACTTTTTAGAAATGTGTGCGTATACATCAGATGTAATCTGCACACTACCATGACCAAGCTGCTCCTGGACAAACTTTATATCGGCTCCAGCTTCAAGCATGAGCACTGCGTAAGTGTGACGAAGAGAATGGATACGCAAAACTCCATCGAGACTAGCGCGCTTCAAGATACGCTTAAATGCGTTAAATAGTGTTGACTTCGGCATAGGACGTCCGTCATTTCTACATAGAACGAGATTTAAATCATGTCGGTACATTGTTTCTCCGAGATTAATTTTATTCTGGTTCTGCCAACTAGCATGATACTTTAGATCGTTGATTAGAGATGTACTTACACTGATTGTTCGTTTTGATTTGAAGGTTTTTGTTTCCCCGAATAGCTCGTCCTCGTTATCAGGTTGGAAATCCAAAGTTTCATTAATGTGAATTTTTTTCTCCTTAAAATTAATATCAGACCACTTTAAAGCAGCGGCTTCACCTTTACGCATGCCAGTCTCCAACAGCACCTTGAAAAATAATCCAGTATATATAACCATATCCTCTTGCTGTATAAAGAAAACGAGGAATATCCTCAGAATCAATGAAATCAATAGTTTTTTGTTTCCTCTCTCCCTTAATAATTGATCCTATGCAAGGATTACGTTCTAACTTTCCTTGAATTACTGCGAGTTCTAAAGCACTGTAAACTGTTGAGTTAATTATTTCGACTGTTCTTCGGCTTAAGCCTTTTTCTAAACAAGCATCTAAAAATTTTTGGTACATATCTGGTTTTAAATCTTTTATCATTAATTGTTTAAAATAAGGCTTAATGTGTGTTTTTAGATTGTTCATATGTTGTTTAAGTGTGTTTTTTCTAACATCTCCTTTTTTATAGTTGATGATCCAACTTTCTATATAATCGACGAGAGGCATGTCAATCTGTTCGTAACCTTGTTTTATTCTCTTTAAAAATTCTGCTGCAGCTAACTCTGCTTCCGGTTTTGTACGGAATCCCCGTTCTGACTTCTCCTTTTGTTGCTGTGTAAACGGATCGGTGTACTTTAACCGATACCGCCAACCACTCTTTAATCTTTTAAAGTTTGCCATGATTATTCCTCCAATAGAACAAATGTTCCGTTTTTTGTGTATGTGAAACCGCCTCGCAGCGGTGAAAGCGCAAAGTGAATATTTAGGAAAGTTATTTCATTCAAAACAATTAATCTTTTTTGTTCTTTTTAGCATCCCAGAACATAGCTTCCATGACCCGTTTAATTTTTTCTTTGTCGTCTTCTGAGATTGGTACGCCATCGAACATTACCGGCGCATCTTCTTCAAGTATTGTTTTAAAATCCCGAATGTCCTTTGACGTGGCCCACTCTGGATATTGGCGATCATCTTTTTCGGCTTCTGTACGGCCAAGAAGGTAATCTACGGTTACATCAAAATACTCGGCTAATTTTGAAGCCACCTCAGTATTTAAAGTTCGGCTTCCTTTTTCGATATTGTATAGAAATTGAGGGGTAATTCCTAAAAATTCAGCTACTTGTACTCCTGATTTCTTTTGTGATTTTCTAATCTCTCTTATCCGGTTAGGATAACTAGACATGTCCTGTGACCGCTCCTTTTAAACTAATTGATGAATTAATGATATCAACAAATAGATTAAAATACAAACAGCAAATAGATTAAAAAGAAGCAAATAGGCGAAAAATTGAGCATATATATTAAACTATATGGATAATAATCTAAAATGCTTTTATTTGAATCTATTTGATTAATTTTACGTTTGATTTAATTAATCAAATAGATTAATATTATTTCAACGGAGGTGATGAAATGAAGGTTTCTGAACAAATGAGGCCACTTATAAATGAAAAAGGATTAAATCCTTCTGATTTAGCTCATTTAGTTGGGTGTTCCCCGCAGTACATGCACAATTTGCTAAATGGAAGTCGTCGGTGGAACGAAACCACGCTTAGAAAAGCCTGCGATGCTTTGGGATTAGAGATCAAGCTGGTTCCTAAGAAATTAAAAGAAAACAACAATTAAGGAGGGATAAACATGTTGTCAGTCAGCGTTGACGAAAAGGAAGCCTTTCAACTGGTCAAATCGAAGATAGCGGAGGTTTTAAAAGAAGCTGATGTGGAGTACGTATTTTGGGATACGGCTGAATTAAAGCGTCGTACATGTATGAGTTGGAACTTTATACAAGAACAATTTTTCTATCATCCAGGATTTCCGAAACGGAAAGTAGGGAGCAAATGGTATTTTCCTGCGAGAGAAACGCGTGAGTTCTTGGAAAATTGGTTATTGGAACAATCTTATTAAAGAAAGGAGAACAAAACTAAATGACTACACCCAATATAGAACAACTGGATAACTGACTGCATGATTTAAAGAATGTAAGCATTCTACTCTATTAAAAAATAGCGAGAGTATCTTTACAAGATAGCATCTCTTTTCTTTGATGAATTGATAAAGCTACAACAACTTACATTTTATCACAGAGGGGATGTAAAGAAAGGAGAATCAACTTGCAAATTGGTATCAGCAAAATCAAAGTCAGTGATCGTATCCGTAAGGACTTCGGTGGCATCGAAGAACTGGCACAGGATATAGAACAAAACGGACTTATTAACCCTATTGTAGTAACACCAGATTATCAGTTAATTGCTGGAGAGCGGCGCTTGAGAGCGCACCAGTTCCTTGGACGCTCAGAAGTGACGGTAAGAGTTATGGAAATCAAGGATTTTGAGCATCAACTTCAGCTTGAGATTTCCGAGAATGAACATCGTAAGGAGTTCACTTTTTCTGAGCGAGTAGAATGGGCGCGGCGACTTGAAGAGGTCGAACGCTTGAAGGCCAAAGAACGCATGGCTGGAGGTACGGAAAATTTTCCTGACCAACCTACCGGACAAGTTCGGGATATTGTAGCCGATCAGGCAGGTTTTGGCTCTGGCAGGCAGTACGACAAAGCAAAGTTTATTGCGGAAAATGCTACTCCTGAAATCATTCAACAGCTTGATGAAGGTTTGATCAGCACTCACAAGGCATTTGTAGAAACCAAAGCTCGGCTCGAAGCTGCTGTGCGTGAGGCAGAGGAAAGAGCAGAGCAGGCAGAGCGGGACAAGCTTGAGTTACAAAGACAGTACAAAGATGCCATTCCTGCAGATCAACTTGAAGATGCAGTATCTGCTGCTGTAGAGCGGCATGAGGAAGAAACGGGCATTTTCATTCGTCAAAAGGAAAAAGAGGCAGAAGCGCAGCTCAAGCAACGCGATGAATATTGGAGAAACAAACTCAATGATGATTTGGAAAAAGAACGTTTAAAAGTTGAACAATTGAAGAGTGGATACCAAAGAGCTAAAGAAGAACTTGAGACTATCAAACTCCAGCAGCCAGACGACTTCAACGAACAGGAGGCCGCTGCTCAAATGAAGAAGCTTCGCTTTGAAGCGGACAGCAACACGATCCAAGTGAGTATCCATGTGAAACAGTTTCTACAAAAGGTTGGAATTACTTCGTTCATGTTGGGGGCAATAGGCAGTGCAAGTAGCTCTGAAAAGAAACGGTTGTCTGAAAGTTTGGACATGTTGGAAGCCTTTATTGAACAAATTCGTCCAGCTGTAAACAGCAGAAAGGTGGTAGAAAAATGACACTAATTAATCCTAATCAGCAGCCAGATTTCTTGTCTGTAGTTGAAAAACAAATGCAACTAACAGAGGCTCAAGGCATGGCGATTCGCGGTCTCGTAGACGGTATTAAGCAAATGCATTTGGATGTAACTGAAAAAGTGGAAGAAGTTCAGATGATGGTTCAAGAGGTTCGGGACAGTGTAACGCTGACGGACGCTGAATGCTATCAGTTGCAGGATGCAGTAAGAATCAGGTCCATTACTCTCACAAAAGATCGTTACAAGGAGACAGATGGAAAATTTAACGAAACGGTCGGAAAATATCGCCGCATGATTTGGAGTAAGTTGAAAGTTTTGTTCTCAGTCGCGAAGTACAGTCACATCCGGCGCATTGATTTTGATGATTCCATTTACTTCGTTAAAGACTTTCGTCCAGAAGACTATATCTAAGGGGTGAATGATTATGACTCTACCGGAATTGGCTCGTATCTGGTTCGAAAACGAATTACAGCATGCCATTATCGTTCGTAATATACAACGCAAGAGCAAGTCAAAATGAGTAGCAAAATGCAAACCATTTACTCTATACCTATTGTGGATGATGAAGGCTTCAAATTTACATTGGATCAACCAGCAGACTCGCTTATAGCCGCTGTATTACTCATGCATTGTTGGTTGAATTGTCAACATTCGGTAGATATTGAGATGCTACAGCTGACAGAGCAGGATAAGAAAAAGCTTTCTCTTCAAAAGGAAAAAGAACTTACTGAACAAAAGCTTCAGGCCATTTATAAAACTCAATATGCTATTACAGATAGTCCATGGCCTAATCACGTTTGTATTCAGAAGATGAAACCTTTGAAGGAACAAGCAAGGCAATTGAAGGCTAAAATATCCGAACTTGAGGCGGAGATATGGAGCTGAGAGAGTTGGACGAGCATAAACAATCTAGGGTGCTTAGAGCGCAATTACGTGAGTTATATGAGGACAGTATTGACGCTGTTAAATTTGGATTACCGAATGACGAAATTCATGCTCGAATAGATTTACTAACTGCTCAATTAAGCAAGTTGGAGAAATTTAAAAACGAGGAATATGAAGGCCTGGAAGCTCCTAAACAATCGGGATACAAAATATCTGGTAAAGGGATAGGTATCTGCGAGCATTGCGGGAAAATAGTCTTTGCAGGCCAAAAGTTTCCTAATCCAAAAGAAGAAGGGCTTTTCTGTAATTACTATTGCCGTAAGTTATACCGCAAAAGAAAAGACAGAGAAGCCCAGAAAAACAATCGTGCTACCAACACGATCATTTAAGAAACAATTCAACGGAAGTATAACACAGGATTTTGAAAATGAAAACAGGGGGCCTGTCTTGTGAGAGGAGACAAGGATTTTAGCATCTGGAATACAAGCATAGCTGTAAGAGGCGATAAAGGAATATCCCATCCTGCCTTTTTACGAATGTTAGACATGATGAGAAATAGAGGTTTTGTCATTGGACCTGATCCACGAATTGACCGTGATTATTCTATCCTTTCTAAGGATCACTTTGCTGGCAACAAGGGGGAACTTCTGTTTGTGGGTGAAAAATATAACTGTGGTGCAAAACTTGAATTCTATCAAGAAATTAATGTAGAGAACCCAAACGGCGGTAGATATGACTTTAACAAATTTGAAAAGATGCCTTATCTACTCCAAAAGCGGTTTCTAGTTGAAGTCAGATATATGGAACAATTTTTACTGAAGGAAGGATTTACTTGTGACTCTGAACCAGTACTAAAAACGTCATACGATAAGGTATTTCATAAGCTTAATTCGCCAAGCAGGCACTGGAGTTCAGAAAATCTTCCTGATTATAACGCTCTCGATAAAGATGGGATACGGATAAATAACGGCGAAGTGAAATATTTCAGAGGCAGAAAAGGAACGTTGATGCGCGGAACCGTCTACCACAATATCAATAATATGTGGTGGGTCATAGTTAATAAAGATTACTATACCAACTTGGCAAGTTTCGAATTGTTTGACCTTGCTTCAAAACCCGAAAACAGACTTAGAAAACTGACGAAGAGATCAGGTCATCACAACCCAAAATCCAGATTCATTCCTAGTGAGGCTAATTTAAAGGAATGGAGTACAGCGGCTAAAAAAGCCGGAAAAGACGGAAGAATTAAGCTAGCGAATAGTGTGCTGGATTACTTATATGAAATCAACTGGACCTCTCGTAAATTCCAGTTCTTTAAAAAAGATAATGGCCGACTTGGTCTGATGGAAACCGAAGGGAACCCATATTTCTTGGGCCACAGACTGGGTGAGAAAAAGTATGATCCGCCTCGAATTATGTCTCTCTACACTCGTTCATTGGCTATGTCTGGTACAGAATCGTCCTGGGTTAAAGGCTTACGGGATTATGTTACAGGTGGTAAGCCAACTATCTCAAAATGGTTCTGCCGGGATGGAAACGGAGAAGGTGGACAAGCATACCTTTGGCCTGAGGTTAGAGAACGATTACTCCATATAGGAGCGCATGTATAAAAAAGGAGTGGCTGCATTGTCTCTACAAAAACAATATACGCTCGGAGAGCTTTATAGTCTTGCGGATCAATGCAGCCATGATTACCCTGCTACACTGGCTCGTAAGATTGAATTACTGACGGAAGTCCAGATTATCTTGGGGCGCAAGGCAGCTGAGGCCGTAAGGGATTATAAGAAGAAATATGCTGAGAGAAAGCGTGTTTATGCAGAAGCATATATAGCGGCAGAGAATCTGAGGGAGCAGCGAGCGGAATTAGCGGTAATTGAACTTCGCCTCCAAGAAGCAGACGCAGAAGCTGATAAGGTCCGCTGGAGTAATGCTGTAGAAAGTAATGACCAGGTAATAAACTCTTTAAAATATAGCCTCAAGGTTCTGCTAGCGGAGTTTGGTAACAACGCCAGCGCAAACAGGTAGGTTTATGATTCAAAAGCTGAGAAGAGGTTGAAACATGGCAGAAATTAAATGGATCAAGCTCAGTACTGGCATGTTTGACGACGAAAAAATTAAAATCATCGAAGATATGCCCGAAGCTGACACGATCATTGTTATATGGCTTAAGCTAATGACTATGACAGGAAGATCAAATATGGGCGGTTACATCATGCTGACCGAAACTATTCCATATACAGAGGACATGTTGATTTCAGTGATCAAGAGGCCGCTGCCAGTTATAAAAATGGCTCTATCCATCTTTGAAAGATTTGGGATGCTGGAAGTATCTGAGCAAGGAGCTTTCTTTCTGCCTAACTGGGAGAAGCATCAGAATGTAGACGGTATGGAGAAGGTCAGAGAACAAACTAAAAAGAGAGTTCAAAAATATCGGGATAAGCAGAAGCAGCTTGGTTCAGGTGAAGCAAATTCTCCTGTTACAGGAAACGCTACTAGTAACGTTACAGTAACGATCGGTAACGAAACAGATAAAGAATTAGATTTAGAACTAGAAAAAGATAATTGTTGTTGTTTGACGCCCGAGACTGAAATCAAATCCGAAGATGAGGGGATACCGTTCACCCGACAGGATGCCGTTCCTGTCACTCCTGAAACAGATGCCGACTCTGGACAGGATGAAATATCATCTTCGGATATTGACTATCGCAACGCCATTGCCAACAAGTACTTACAGCGCAGGGGAAAAGGACTACACATTACAGCAGCCGACGAAACGAGCATTGATGAATTGCTAGCTGCTGGTGTACCGCTTCAAACCGCCTTGGACGGAATTGATCAATCCTTTGACAAATTTAAACCTAAGCATAAGCGCGATGGGATACGGAGTCTGAGTTATTGTGCGACTATTATTTTCTCCTTGCATGCATTGCGAGAAGTTGATAGCAAGAGCAAAGAGGATGAAACGCCACTGGATGAGGTGGAACCGGAAATAGAAGTCCCAACAAGCGAATATACCCAAGTGGACATTCAGAACATGCTTGTAAAATTGAGGGCTAAACAGGGAGGTTGATGCCACATGGAGAGCTTCGGAAAAGAACTAAAGGCATTAATACCCGCTGGTTTTGCCAAGAGACAGGCTGCGGTGCTGGAACGTCTAGCAAACCATCCTGAGGTTCATCGGCTGAAAGCTGAGTTTCCAGACAGAACGGACGATTTGACAGAGCCCAAACGATATAGAGATCTATCACAGCATATATCCTATTGCGATAAATGCAGCGAGTGTCCGGGGTTACTGGCTTGCCAGAACGAACAGAAGGGGCATACAAGCGTTGCGGAACCTAGTCCGACTAAAGGTGATGAACTAGTCTTCCGACTTCAAAAATGCCCATTGCTGGTCGCTCACGAAAGAGAACAAGGAATAGGTCAGAGGATAAAGAGTCATTACATCCCGGATCACATCCTAAATGCAACTTTTGAGGACATTGAACCTGACCCGCAGCGGATATCTGCAATTGCGGCGGCAATAAACTTTTGTGATGAATTTGTACCAGGTGAAACAACAAAAGGTTTGTACTTTTACGGTCAAATGGGTGTAGGCAAAAGTCGTATTGTTGGAGCCATTGCCCAAGAGTTGGCTAAGCGTGACGTAAGCGTACTGATGGTCTATGTCCCTGATTTTCTACTGGAGGTCAAGGATGCAATTGGCTCAAAGACAGAGACTGTTGAAAGCAAACTTGATGCTTTGAGAACTGTTCCTGTGTTGATATTGGACGATATCGGGGCCGAGTCATTAACGACTTGGACAAGGGATGAAGTCCTGGGACCAATACTTCAGCGGCGGATGGAACGCCTAACGACGATCTACACATCGAATTTAACCATGAGTGAGCTGAAACAGCATTTGGTGAATGTGAAAGACAGCAAGCCGAGCGAACAGAAACAGAATGACAAAAAAGCGGCCCGGATCTTTGAGCGAATAGAACCATTTGTAAAGATACTGCCGGTGGGTGGTAGAAATAGACGGAGGGATTAACGGTATGTGTAGAGCATGCGAAGACACAAAGGTTGCATACAGTTTCATTGGCTCCATGATGATACTAGGTCCATGCCCAGAATGTAACCCAAATGCCAAGAAGGACACGGTAAAGGAGGACGGACCATATGAATATAGTAGTGGACAGCGTTCTATTAGCTGAGGCTTTAGAAGATGCCAGCAAGGCAATTTCAACAAAAGTAATAATCCCCATATTGAGTTGCTTTTTGATCGAAGCAACGGAGGACAGGGTAACCGTTACTGGTACCGATGACCGAGCAACTATCCAATCATTTGTCGAGGAAAACATAGACATCAAAGAGACTGGTTCGGCGGCACTGCCTAAAGTTTTATTGGATATTCTTCAAAAGATCAATGGGAAAATAGAACTGCAAGTTAAAAATGGGAATCAAGTCACCATAAAGTCACGGAATAAGGAAATTGAGATTACTGGAATGCCTCCAGAAGAATATCCTGCTCCTCCAGAGATAAATGAAAATGAGTTTGTTGAGATTAAGGGAAAAGACTTAAAAAATTTGATCAAAAAAACAGTTTTCGCGGCTGATATAGACGGAAAATCACACCCTATCATTACAGGGGTAAACGTTATCCTTCAGACCGGGAAAATTCAAATGGTAGCAACGAACCGACACCGACTGGCCCGTGCTGAGAGAGAATTTGATATTGGAAATATCGGCACGGCTGTTATTGAAGCTAGAGGAATAATTGAGTTACAGAAGATCGTAAATGACAACGATGAAGTAGAATTCGGTTTTTCCAAGTCTTCTGGCGGGGAAGTGATATATGCGTTCGCACGAACAGAAAGATTTATATTTTATTCTCGTGTCCTAGAAGGGATTTATCCTGATACAACACATGCTATGGCTATTAAAGCAGTTACGGAAATAACAGTGAACCGGAAAGAACTGATCGAATCATTAGAGCTTATTTTTACATTGGCGAAAGAAGAAAAAAATAACGCTGTCACATTCTCTGTTTCAGAAAAAGAAATTAACATTCGAGGTAAGGGGAAGGAAACGGGTAAGGCAACAGAAAGCATAACACCAATCAGTTTCAACGGAGAAAATTTCAACCTGACGTTGAATGCAAAATATGTGCTGGATGCATTGAAGGTCTTAGAAAACGATGTAATTACACTCGGGTACACTGGTTCTTTAAAGCCTCTCACTCTTCGGAGTGACGAGTCCAGTTTCTACATTGTTCTTCCTTATAGGGTGGCTGGATAGATGAGTAAATACAATGCCAAAAAAGTGATTGTTACAGTCGATGGAACACTATTCGAGGAATGGTTGGTAAAGAAATATAACCTTGATGTAACTGGTATTCGCTTCGACAGCAAAATGGAAGGTGAGTATTATCAAGAATTGCTCTTGCTGAAGCAGCTGGGGAAAATAAAGGATTTTGTCTGTCAGCCCAAATACATCTTACAGGAAAGCCCAAAGGTGACCTACATTGCAGATTTCCTTGTTACTGATCTTGACGGAAGCCAGCGAGTAATTGACATAAAGGGAGTTGAAACGGCTACCTTTAGAGTTAAAATGAAGCTTTTCCAAGTAAAATACCCGACTTTACCAATTGAAATACTAGTAAAACGGCGTGGGAAATTTATTCCTACACGGCAGGCAAAGAAAGAACGGGCAGATCGGAAACGAGCTATCAATAAACTTTTAAAACAAGCAGAAGGAGAGAGGAAAAATGCCAGAACTGGCCGGAATGCAAGTCAAATTCACCGTATTAAAAAATGAGGATATCAATAAATACCTTGATGAACGCGAGAAAAGTGATCTATCTCGTATTTTGTGGAAGGTTCAGGAGTTGCGGCTGCTGGATGGAAAGCCTCCACTTAATACGTATCTGGTAGTTAACACAGACGAACCATATGCCACTGATATTGTTCGTATCATGCAAACCAATAACCATTGGGGTCCGGTGAGTGATCCTAATCAGGCAGAGATGGAGTATTACGGTGGTACCCTTATTCTACCGAGAACGGAGGAGGAAATTAAATGAAGCGCTCTCAAAATGAAGTTAAACGTCCGGAAGTAACACAGCGGATCATAGAATTGCTGGACAAGCAAAATGAGAAAGGTCTTAAGAAATACGGAACAACTATAGACCAGGTATCAGATATGGCCTATGACTGGAAGCTTATGGCGCTGGAGGAGGCAATTGATCTTATTCAGTACCAGCAGAAAGAAATCATGCGACTCGAAAGGCTGCTTAACCCAATCTGAGGATAAATAAAAGGAGCACAGAGGTCATACTTCCTCTTGCTCCTCAACAAATAAATCTTCAATGGAAATATTAAGTGCTTTTGAGATCGAGAATAAAATATTTGCTTCGTGACGCTCGTTTTTGTCGAATCGACTGATAGAAGCTTGCGGAACTCCACTAAGTTCTGATAGTTGATTTTGGGTCATATCCCTTTCTTTCAAAATGTTTGTCAAATTGGGACGCACCCTAACAACCTTAGCCATGATATCACCTCAATACAATGCATTATACGATGCTGTATATTTTTTATCAATATCTATTGACTGAATATGCAAACTCGTATATTATTGGTTTACAAACAAATATACGAGTTTGCATATTGTATAATGCATATAAAAATAGAGGCGCTGATTATGAGAAAAACATACAAGCAATGGGTATTCTGGCAAGACGGGTTTTGGGAATTCGAGTGGAGTTTCATCCTACTTACAATTTGGATCAAAGAATTAAAAACTCGTCTGAGCGAGTATAAACAGGTCATTAAGCTCAGAGCGTTCACCGGGATCATCCGGTGAGGTTGGCACAAGCCAAGATCAGTTCAGGAAACTTTTCCTACGCTGAATGATTCGATTACGCAACACTGTATCCAAAAGAGCAACATTGTACTGGAACCAAAAACGTAATGGAGGCGTGGTGTATGACAGAACAAGAAATGGATGAGTTCACTACAGCATTGGTGGAACGTTACGTGGATATACAAAAGTTCGCTTCACCTAACAGTGAATTATTAAACATATGGAATGAGGTAATTGATACCTTACCGCCTAAAATAAAGGGTGATTTTCAAGAGAAATATAATCGCCGCATAAGGGAGGGGAGCTTGTGAAAAAGCTCGACTTAAACAAGCTCGAAGATGAGCCTATTGAGGTACAGCAGGCTGTAGCCTTCTACGCATCACATACGATAAATGAAGTGCGCGTAACAACGTTAGAAAGATATAAGTATTATTCGATTTTAGAAGAAGCAGGGCTGCTTGAACCTCTAAAATCCGTAGTGGAGCAGTAGTGGTTTAGGCTCAAAATATAAGCATAAGCAAAGGAGAAACGAATTTAAATTGTCGGAAAGGTGGCGAGGGGAATGTCCCATCAAACATTTTGGAAGCCGGAGAAAAAGCAAAAGCAAAAGAAGACTTACAACAGCCTTGGACAACGGAAAAAGGATAAAAAAATTGTTCCTGAATGGAAGAAAGACATTCTCTCTCATCACCAGTCACGGCCTAATACCAAGGAGCGCGGCGAATTCTCAAAGGATGTAATCGCGGAGTTGATTGCCGATTCAAATGGAATCTGCGAATGCTGTAAAACCGCCGAGGCTACGACCACCCATCATGTATATCCGCGCGGGAGAAAAGGGCGCGGTGTGAAGACAAACGGATTGAGGCTCTGTTGGCCGTGTCATGATCGGATACAAACAAATGAGGAGCTGCTGCAATTCTGGATTTCAGCTTTCCGAGACAAATACGGAGATCATTTTTGGTTCGATGAACAAGATTGGGAAGAGTACAACCGCAAACAGGCGGCGAGTAAGCGCGTAGAAGCCGAGAAAAGGGAACATCTGGAATCTATAAAACCAGTTATGGAACTACTTACTACAGCGGCAGGCCGATCTTTGAAGGTTAAGGAAGTACACTTGCTGGAAGCTATGGATGAAAAACAGATTTCTGTTTTCGAAAACATGATAAACGATATTTTAGGGGCTTCAGCTAAACAGCAAGTGCCTTTTGGATATGGGTATTTTGATGATTAATAAAGGGTATTGGATCTTACAGGAATATAACCAAAAGTCCACACACTAAAAAGAAGGAACCAAAGAGAATAGATACAGAGCCTCTAAATTTCATGTCATTAATGTATGCATCACTTGGTTCTGAGTCACCTTTGATCTTCCAGGCTTCGTTTGCACGCCATCCCCAAGTGGGATTTCGTTTACTTAAAATACCAAGCGCGAAAAAAATAATTGCAAAAAGTATAAGTACGAAACCAAGCATTTTATCAACTCCTTTAAATAAATTATACCAAAAAATAACGATGGAAAGTATAGCCCCCAAGGGCAGAGAGGCCCAGGGGATAAGAAGGAGGGAACAGCATGCAGGAAATCATAGTAGACAACTTTGCAGGAGGCGGCGGGGCCAGCACGGGAATTGAGTTGGCAACAGGCCGAAGCGTGGATATAGCGATTAACCACGATCCGGCAGCTATAGCAATGCATGAGGTTAATCATCCCGAAACTGTCCATTATCAGGAAGATGTATGGGCGGTAGATCCTCGTGAAGCGTGCGCTGGTCGTCCCGTGGCATTGGCTTGGTTTAGCCCTTCCTGCACACACCACAGTAACGCAGCTGCGGGAAAGCCAAAAAATAAGCAGTTGCGGGGGCAGGCGTGGCTTGCGGTTCGGTGGGCTGCAACTGTTAGACCAAGGGTCATGATACTGGAAAATGTTAAAGAATTTCAGACATGGGGGCCTCTACTGGAAAATGGGCAGCCTGATCCAAAGCGAAAGGCGCTGAGCTACAACACTTTTGTCAATGCAATGAAACGGCAGGGATACAAAGTCGAAACCAAGATTTTAAAGGCTTGTGATTATGGAGCACCGACAGGCCGTGAAAGGTTTTTCATGGAAATGCGGTCTGATGGAAAACCGATAGTGTGGCCTGAGCCTACACATGGAGACCCCAATAGCCCAGAGGTGCAAAACGGACAGCTTAAACCTTGGCGTACAGCAGCAGAAATAATTGACTGGTCATTACCTTGCCCTTCTATTTTTTCTCGAAATAAGCCTTTGGCGGATAAGACCCTGCGTCGAATAGCAAGGGGAATCCAAAAGTTCATAGTTGAGAATGAAAACCCGTTTATTGCTCCTGATCATTCAGAAATCGGGAACCTGGGTGATAAGACGGATATGGTTGCGGCCTTTATATCTAAATACTATGGAGAGGTTTCACCTACAGATTCACGAGGACACAGATTAGACGAACCACTGCACACCATCACTACAGCAAACCGCTTCGCTCTTATTACAAGTCATTTGGTCAAACTTAGAGGCAATAACACGGGGAGCGCAGTAACCGACCCAGTGCCCACAATAACAGCCGGCGGGACACATATCGGGGAAGTAAGATCCTTCCTTATCAAGTATTACGGGGTTGGTGTCGGTCAGGATTTGACAGAGCCACTACACACAATACCGACAAAAGACAGATTTGGTCTTGTAATCGTAAAAGGGGAGCCGTACCAGATTGCAGACATTGGCATGCGAATGCTACAACCGCATGAACTCTTTGCAGCTCAGGGCTTTCCTGACAATTATGTAATAGACGTAGACGCGGCAGGAAAGAAGCATTCCAAGTCTGCCCAGGTTGCCCGCTGCGGTAACGCCGTACCGCCTCCATTTGCTGAGGCGCTTGTACGGGCCAATCTACCAGAGCTTTGTGTAGGATCAGGTAATAGATTGGTACTTGAGAGATACACAGAGCAGGAGCCGGGACAGCTTGCTTTCAGCATTTAGATCAAGGGGGATACACCCCCTACTACCTATGAAGGAGAGATAACGGATGATCGATGCGGAACGCCTGAGTAATTTAATCGATAAATACATCATCGATGATGGTATGGATTACGATTCTGCACATGCAAAGGCTTGGAAAATTGTAAGCACGGAAAATACGGAGCGAGAGCAGCAAAGAGTAAGTGACATAGCATCAAGATCGGTAGTTATATAGGGCCTTTTACCCTATACCCCTATATACCTTAAAGGAGCATGAATATGAGCCGTATTAAGCGAAAATACAGGATTATCCGGCAGGAGTTTAAAAACGAGCTTTACGCAGTAATAAGAAGCAACCCGGCACTCGGCATGCTTTGTATAAAGACTTATACAGCTAGTAGACACCGTGACCATATCCATCAAATTTGGGGAATGAGCGTCCAACATCCTGAGTTTCGCAAGGAATACACGGAAAAATTGATCGGTAAGTGTTTAACCGGACGAGATGAAATTTTTCATTCTCTCTACTTTGCGGCTCCAGACTTATACCAAAAATATGCGCGTAAAATACCGGAGGACTTGGCGATGGGCGATGCTCTGGGTGTTGCTTATAGAGCCATTAAAGATAAATGAGGGGTGATACCCCTATATATAAGGAGACGATTATAAATGGAATTAGCAGTACAGTCGTGGGCGTTTAACCCCAATTTGCGTAGGATGCTGGCGCGTGTTACTGGACACGACGAGGGCGGCGATGAAATAGATGAAACCGGGATTATAACTGATATTAAAGGGGATTCTTTAGAGTTCTGGTTTATTCGTGAAGATAAAATAGTACGGACTCATTTTTATTTGGAAAATTTCCGCAATGAAGGATTAACCCTGGCTGTGTATGATCGACCGCGTGTAAAGGTTAAAATCCCTGATTCCTATCAAAGTAGTTCTGCTTCTCAAGGAGGCGGGAAAGGTGAATGAATGGACATATAAGCTACAAAAAGGCGATCAGGTTGTAATGCACGGTTGCTATGAAGCCCGTAAGGAGAAGTACAAGGACAAGGTTTGGACAGTAGAATCCGAGCCTTGGGACTTGTGTGGTTCGGAGGTTGTGCGGCTTGAAGGGCACAGTGGCGGATTTGCTACGGAGTATTTGAAGAGGGTTGAGGCATAGCAGCCTTTACCCCCGTACTCTAAATCCCTTCAGATTTATAAAACTACTTGCAACTACCAATTCAATTATAACTGAGAGAGGTATTCTATAGCTTCTGTAATTATAAAAAATCCCAAAACGATAAATATAAAGTAAGCAAAAAAAGTTAGAGCTTTTAGTGTCGTTTTTGGGATTCTTTTTTTTGCTTCTGGATTACGAGTAATTGCAAAAGCTCTGAATGCAGCATAAAGCGGGATACACATAAGAAGTCCTGTTAAAAAGTCCATGTTTTTCTCCTAATTTTTTGAATTTAATTTTATCAGATTTAATTGAGGGAAACAATATGTTAAATGAAGCGATAGCCCTATAAGGAGAGTGAATAGATATGAGAGATATTAAAGCACCGCGTGCATGGTATAAGCCACTTGGAGTTATGATTCAGCCTGAACATGTAGAGAGTATCAACTTTGATACTAAGGTAATCGGTGTGTACATGGATATGGACGGTAAAGGATATCATGTTTTGCGACTGTCGGATTTTGAGTTGATGTGGCCCACTGGTCTGCCAGACAAGAACGGAAAGGATATCTATGAGAAGGACATATGCACTGCAGAAGAAATTCTATTCCCACTAGCAGGCACACGGACGGGAATTGTAAAGCACATTGACGGATCGTACCTACTTGAAGACTTGGACGGAAAGGACGGAGATTATCTGTTCAGCGAATCGGCAGAGATTACGGTAATAGGCAACATACACGATAACCCGGAGCTGCTACACCCCAAGGAGGGAACGAGGAATGAGCCAATTTATACTTGTCCGTGATTTATCAAATGGAAAACATAATTTTGTAAAGGTGGATCAGAGCGACGATGGCTATACTGATTCGTTGCTTAACGCGCAAGTCTTCGAATGTGAAACGGCGGCTGAAAAAGAGCGCATTGACGACGAATACGTGGGTGTTCTGATCAAAAATCCAGAAGGGAATATCATTGGATTTACACAGGTAGGGGAGGAAGAACAGTCATGAGTGAACGGACATATAAGCTACTGGACGGTTTTATATTAACGGAAAAAAACGGGCGGCTTTATCTACATGAAGGTAGCAATACACCCGTACCTGTACCAGCTCCACATACGTTAATTGGCGATCTACTTGCCCTGGTAGACTCACTCCAGCAGCAGGTAGCCCAGCTACAAGAAATGGATAAACTCCATACTTCAGGGGCAAAACAGCTTACCGAGGACTTGCACACATTGAGAGAGGAAAGAGATAAATTTCGCAAAGCATTAAGCGATGTTCATAACGCTGCACGGTGGGGCGATTTAGATAGGATCGAAGGAATTATTGGTACAGCATTAAGTGAGTAACCACCAATACAATACGCTCCTGGAGCGTTGGAAGGATGATAGATGTGAAAAAATATGAAGTGCTCAAAGCACTGGATGAGATAACTGAAATGTCAGATGAGGAAATAGCAATCAACCAGGAATGGATAAGAAAAGTTGCTAATTCTGCTTATTCACTGGTCAAACAAAAATATAAACCCAATGTGGAGCTGAGAAAAAAATGAAAAATATAGATATGTTGGACATGACAGACCATCGTTCAAAACTTACAGGAAATCAAGACATATTTACTGAAACCTTACTTGTGCGGATTGCAGAGCTTATTAATGCCAGCCCCCGAGAGAGGGCAGAGGCTGCTTATATGACATTATCCAGTCAGGATCAATGTAGATAGTGGCCCCCCCATATTGTCGCTAGGAACGTTAAATATGGAGGGAGAGATATGAACCACCACTCCATAGGAAAGCGGTGTGAACCCATTATAAATGCTCTCTTTCTAAGAGTAAATGTCGTGGGACTTGCTTGGAGAGTTAAAAATACGCTACAGGGTGTAGGACCTACACCCACTAAGGGAGGATATATAGATGGCAAAGACAGTGATTGTTCATAGATTTTATGAAGGTGAAAAATGTGTGTTGATGTCCGAATGGTTTGAACCAATGAACGTGGAGCAGTTGAAAGAACGAGCACAACGGGCTATTGAATGGGGATATGGTGATCCAGACATTGTTACAGACTCTACAGGTCGTCTTGTAAGGCTTAAAGAGGATGGGGAGGAACAACAGTGACAGAACGTAACTGGCAAGAGGATATGAAACTGTCAGAACAAGCCAAGGGCTGGACCTATGAAATCACTTTTAATGGTGAAGGAAATATTGTAGCAAAGGATGCTAATTATACATTTGCGCAGGTTATTGCTGGGAATGTAGGCATGAGCAACGCTGAGATTATATTAGATGGACTTGAAGCCCTTCCTTACTGGCTCCAAGAAGCTGAGAAATGGCGCATAGAGGCGTTCCGCAAATACCCAACACCAGATGCCTATGAAGCAGCATGTGCAGCCTTAGAAAAGCATAGAGCGCGCGCAGATCAGGCTGAATACCTTATACAACAAAAGGATGCAGAGATATACCACCTCAAAAAGTCAATTGAGGCACTACTGATGCATAGTAAGGTTCATGATGAACCAGACCTAACACATGTGCAACCTGAACACACGTCAGGAAACACCCCATGATAAGAGCCTATACCTCTATATTATGCGCTGTGCTGGTTTATGTGGGTGTTGTGCAAGTAGATAGATTCATGCTTATTGAACATATTATGCCTGATACACTCAGCTATTCAAGGAGTGAACATTAATGGTAAACGAACAACCTGTAATTATACGTAATAAAGAAGAGGATGCTACTGATACACGGAAGATAATTCAAGTAAACTTCTTTGACGATGTAGATGCAGTAGATATAAGAAAAACAAAGTGGCTGCTAAACAAATATACTGACTTAATTGATGTAATCAAAAACTATGAATACTCACTTCAACAGTTGGAAAACGGTATGACTGCATATGATTTGCTTTCGGCAGAGGGATCGGTTGCTAAACGAGTTACGGGACAAGAATTGACAGCAGATGTAACAGCAAATGCCGTGCTACTCAAAGACCAGCGCCATGTGAACTATAAATTCTATCAATTCCTTACGAATAACATTAAGTTTGCAATAAATAATATGCGTGATAAGCACGAGGCGTTGATAGCAAAGCTGTTATTTTTGGATGGTGTGAAATACCTCAAAGCTCAACAATATCTGGAGAAGGGTTATCGCAAGGACATTCCACCTATCTCAGCAACTACATTTGCAGATAAACGGCGTAGGGTTATTGTCAACATAGCAAACAGCCTAAAAACAAACCGTACATTGGATTTTGTCACCATCGACTATGGTCGGGGACGAAACCAAGAAGGAGAAATTGGACTGAGGATGCCAGAAGTAAATTAGACCGTAAGGGCTTAAGCCTTTGCGGTCTTTATTGTTGATGTCTAAAGTCTAGACTGAAAAATAAAGTATTTTCTTAGTGCTTAGGTTAAGATAAGTCCCCTGTTTAAGCACTACATGCTACCCGCGTACGTTCTTTAATAGGTGATTGGAAATGGAATATAATGAGGAGGACTTAGCCCAAGCGAAGGCGCGGGAGCGTTCTTTTTATTGAACTAACTGACAGGATAGTTCAATCGTTTCTCGAATATTTTCTGAGTTGGATAATTTAATGAATGTGAATAAAACGTTATCTGAAAGATACGAAATAATTATTTTTTGAAGGGATGATTAAATTGAAGCAAGGGATATTAGTTTTTCTAAATGGAACTTCAAGTTCTGGAAAGACCTCCATATCGACTGAACTCATAAATCAGAAAGAGATCCTTTTTTATCATTTATCAATTGATGATTTTTTTAATAATTACTATGATTTTATTAATAATAAATTTCCAGATGATCCTCCAAAAGAAATAGATCATCAAGTTGTCTCACAAATACTTGATGATTCCATATTCTCAGTGTACCATTCGACAATTAAATTGTTATTAGAATTGGGTTTTAATGTAATAGCAGATACCATAATCGACAATGACAAGAGGTTTAATGAGTTTCTTGATCAATTTTTCGATCAGCCTACGTTATTTATAGGTGTAATATGCTCGAAAGAAGAACTCATAAGAAGAGAGCAAACAAGAGGAGATAGAAATACTGGACTAGCAGCTTCACAGTTCAGCAAAGTATATTGCATTGATGAATATGACCTCGAAGTAAATACTGAAGAGATGAATCCAATAGAATGTGCCGAAAAGATATTAAGTTTTATTAAGTCCAATAAGGAATACTCGGTATTTAAGAAATTAAGTAAAAGAAATGTTAGTGTTTCCTAGATGGCGTATCCATCAGATAACACCATATTCAAACATTGGGGCTATCGCCCCTCGGTCTGCCGGAGGGATTTCGGAATTAAGCTAACGAGGAACGTTAGCAATGGAACAGCGACAGTCTAGGACTTTTTTTTTCGTCCTTGGTTGTCGCTGTTTCAATTTTTAGGCTCAGTCTAATACTTTATTTTCTGCCGAAAGTAGGAACTATGTAAATCCGTAGTAGGTACATAGTAGAAAGGATTTACACTTTATTCAGGAACAAATTAAATCCACTCTAGGAGGCAATAAACATGGCACATAGTTACGCTTACTTGGACAATGCGGGGATTTTACACCTTCATCCGTTGGAAAGTGAAGCAGCCAAGCATGGCAAGTATGTAGGCACAAATCTGGATTACGACGAAAGCGGCTTCCCGATTATCGGCGGTGAAGGTGTAGTCTACTATGTAGACAAAGACACAGCTTATGTAAACGGAAATGAACATGATGGTAAACAAATCGCAGTACCAAGTGGCCTTAAAACGCTAGCTGGTCAGCTTCAGTAATTTTTTCAAAACTAAAACTAAATCGGAGACAGGACTCAGAGGGTAATATAAACCCGGAGCAAGAAGGATGTCCATTGAAGGCCTATTCCAGGCATGGCGGATTAGCGGTAACCGCATGTTATAAATTACCGATCACTACAACAGGAGCAGCGTAAAATAGCTGCTCTTTTTAATTTTGAATGAAGTATTGTTATATAAAATTCTGCATCCTTAATGTCGATACTATCGTATGGAACAATATAGGAGATGAATTTGAGTGAAGAAGAAAATAAGGGATGGACTAATTTTTTATGTAGTAGTGCCGCTATTTTTAACATGGTTTATATGGTTCCCCCTTGGCATGAATTATTTGTATTGGACAGAAATGAAAAGTGAATATCACACTCAAGAAGGCTACTGGGAATTCTTTGGACGAAATTGGTATAAAAAATCTTTTAACATTAGAGTGGACTATCGAAGAGAATACGAAGAAAAACAAGAGAAAGCTGCTGAAGAGTAGCTTTTTTATTTGTTCAGGAAACTTTTCCTTAGCTTCAGCTACATTATCAAAAGGGGTGAATAACAAAGGATGGGACGAAAGAGAGATCCGAAACGGGACGAAGCATTTGATTTATACAAATCCAGTTCTGGTAACATACGTCTCACAGAAATAGCCTCTCAACTTAGTGTATCTGAAGGTACGGTAAGAGGATGGAAGGCGAAAGATAAGTGGGAGAACATGCTCGGGAATGAAACGGAACATACGGAACGTTCTAATAAAAAAGGAACGGATCAAAATAACGAAACTTCAAATGAAGACGAAGATCCAACAGCATACCCTGATGAGCTTTTTCTAAAAGCCGTCCAAATTGTAGCCGAGGCCAAGCAAGCCTCGGTTTCTTTATTGCAACGCAGAATGAGGATAGGTTATAGCAGAGCAGCCCGATTGATTGATGAAATGGAGAGGCGCAAACTCGTCGGTACATATCAAGGTGATAAGCCAAGAGAGGTATATGCTACCCTGCTAACAGTTGATGCGCTCTCTAAAGAGCTAAAAGTCGCTGCTCCAGAAATACGGAACGTTCCGAAAAAAATACCGGAACGCTCTAATGATATGGAGCGTTTCAAAACAAAAAAGAGCGTTCCAGTAATCGAGGAGAGGCAAGAACCGGAAATTCCGGACGAAGAGGGGTTAACGCCGAAACAGCGGATCTTCATAATGGAATACCTCAGAGATTTTAATGCCACAAGGGCGGCAATGGCTGCTGGATATAGTAAGAAAACCGCATATTCAATTGGATGGGAATTATTGAGAAAACCTGAAATTAAGGCTGCGATACAGAATTACAACGAATCCCTAATGGATGGGGTTGGTTTAAATGCTCAGCGCGTTCTAATGGAGTACATGAAGATTGCTTTTGCAGACATAACGGACTACGTGGAATTCGGTCAAAAGGAAGAGGATGTTCTTGGCTTAGAAGGAGATCCTGTGTTTGATACTGACACTGGAGAAACGAAGAAATACAGATACAATTATGTCTCTTTTAAAAACAGTGATGAAATTGATGGAACTCTGGTTTCAGAAGTCAAGCAAGGTAAGGACGGAGTGAGTGTAAAGCTACACGACAAAACCAAGGCATTGGACGTGCTGACTAAATATATGGATTTGTTGCCAGATAAGCATAAACGAATGGTTGAAGACGAAAAACTTAAGATGCAGCGTGAGAAACTTGAGCTTGAAAGGGCAAAAGTCATGGGGGAAGGCAATTCAGAAGACGATCTAATTGACGATTGGGTAGAGGCGGTGGTAGGTAATGAAGACGAAGGACTCACCGGAGACGAAACGGAGGCTTCAAGCATTCAAGAAACGGATTCCTGACTATCGTAAGAATCCCACATTGTTCTGCCAAGAGATGCTTAAATTCTTTCCTGACGATTGGCAGGCAAGCACTCTTATGGATTTAGCCAATAATCCTCGTGTTTCTGTTCGCTCAGGTCAGGGTGTGGGAAAAACAGGATTAGAAGCGGCAACTGCATTATGGTTCCTGTCTTGCTTCCCTTATCCTAAAGTGATTTGTACAGCTCCTACAAGACAGCAGTTACATGACGTATTATGGGCTGAGATTAATAAATGGCAGTCCAAAAGTCCAGTGCTGAAACGAATTTTAAAATGGACAAAGACCAAAATCTACATGAAGAACTATGAGGAACGCTGGTTTGCTACAGCTCGGACAGCTACCAAGCCCGAGAATATGCAAGGCTTTCATGAGGATTACATGCTCTTTATCGTGGATGAGGCATCAGGTGTCGCTGATCCGATCATGGAGGCAATTTTAGGTACGTTGTCTGGTAAGTTCAATAAAATATTGATGTGTGGCAACCCGACAAAAACGTCGGGTGTTTTTTATGATTCACACAATAAGGACAGAGCGGATTATAAAACACGCAAGGTGTCATGCTTAGACAGCCCAAGAACCAGCAAGGATAATATCGCTATGCTCAAGCGGAAGTATGGCGAAGGCAGCGATGTATGGAGAGTCCGGGTTGAAGGAGAATTTCCCCGTGGAGAATCGGATACCTTTATCTCGTTGGAAGTAGCAGAATTTGCAGCTAAAGAAGTGAGACTGGAGCCTACTGGAGATATGCTAACCATAGGCGTTGACGTTGCACGATTTGGTGATGATGAAACCTCAATGTTTGCAGGAATAGGGCCAAGAGTTGTAGGAGAACATCATCATTTCAAGAAAGACACAATGGTAACTGCGGGATGGGTGATTAGCCTAGCTAAAGAGTTACATGTTGCTCATCCATATTTAAACCGAATCAGAATAAGAGTCGATGATAGCGGCGTTGGCGGAGGAGTAACGGATAGACTAAATGAAATCGTAGTTGAAGAAGGGCTACCGTATGAAATCATACCAATTAACAATGGCTCTTCTTCTTTAGATGAGCACTATGGAAACCTTGTTACAGAAATGTGGGCATCTATTAAGGAACAATTAGAACAGAATATGAGCAATTTCATAAATGGAGATGCGAGTGTTCTACAATTGCCTGATGATGATGTTCTGATAACCCAACTTACATCACGTAAATGGAACATGACCAGCAAGGGTAAGATGCTGCTTGAAAGTAAGAAGGATATGAAAAAGCGTGGGCTCAAGTCTCCAGACAGAGCTGACGCTTTTGTTTTGGCATTTGGAGAATATTTAATGGAACCAGGTACACATATTATGCTTCCATCAATAAGCAGTGTGTTAGTAAAAAGGTAAATTGGAAAATTGGTTTTTTAGGTGCGATTATCGGGTTTATTCATATAGAGAGCATCAGCCCACCAACGCGATCAGTAAGCAGACGGAGGACAGCGCCACTTATAACGTTGATAAGGAGGCCGAGCTTCAAGCGAAGGTAGGCTGCAGGAGTTGGCGATGAGCAAGTTGTCCAGTATGCAACGGGAGGTTATTCAGCGGAGCTACCTGGATGATGAGGGAGAGTTTGATTACATTAGTTGTGGGGAGAAGGGGATAAGTGAGAGCACATTCAGGAGAATCAAGATTGAAGCGATGAATATTTTAGCTACAGCATTGGGGCTGGAAATTATAGAGGAAATGAGGAAGAGTGTTTGATATAACTGGCTTCGGCCAGTTATTCTTGTTATATAATAAAACTAAAGAACTTTATTCTAAGGTAGGAGTGAGCCAATGGTAAACAAGGATCAGTTAAAATCATACATCCAAAAGGTAGTTTTTTCCGGTATTTCACAAGTACAGTCCCTTCTAAGAGAACAATCTCCTTATATATATTCACACATGGAGTTCCCTTACATAAGAAAGAAAGAGAATGGATTTGACGAAATAAGTAAACATTACATTGTTGGAGGACCTAAAGATTATTCAAGTTTATTTGAGAAGAGCTCGAATTTATTGGATATTAATACAATTGAAGGTTTTGAAGAATATTTGGTTTTACTAAATAGTGATGATTACTTTAAAAAAGTCTTTTCATACAGAGGATTCTTGGATGATGATCTTTTTATGTTAGGTGCTCGGAAATTGGTTATCAATTTGATTGAAGCATATATACATAATTATGGTACAGATTCTGAACTTAAAGCCGAAAATTTTTATGAATTATATGAACCTATCGAAAAATTCATTTTTTCAGATAGACTCTATTATGACATCTATATTCCTATTTTATTCACTAAATTTGAATTTGAGGAGTATATAGTTTCAGAAGATGAAGGTATAGAGATTGTTAAAATGGATGAGAATATTCAACTCTCACGAACTTTGATACAACAACATGGATCTCCAATATCATCATCAGTTCTTAATGGAGCCACACATGCATTAAAGTTAAAAGGCTTCTTTATTGAAGGAGATAGATCCTATTTCGACACTAATCAACAATTCTTAGATTCAACTGGGTATCCACTTGATAAAATTAATGCATTTTTTAATTCTATGAGAATTAGAACTTTTGTAAATGAATTAGGTTATGCTCAATTGCTCGCTATTCCTGTGGGATGGACTAACCAATACAAGGCTTTTCTTAGTTCAATATTTGGAACAACAATAAGGGCGTACCCCAAAGAGTTTGAAAATTATTATTGGCTAAGAGATGATTTTACAACAATTGATAAACCCCAAGCTGAGGAAGTATCTAATCTATTTAATGGATTTGATATAGGAAACAATAAAAAAACTAATGCTTGCCAATCGAAGATTAAATATGTGCATACTACGTGAAGAAGAAGACGACTCTATATTAGATGCAACTATTGCTATGGAGGCATTATTGAGTGATGGAGAGCGAGGAGAGCTTACTCATAAACTTGCAATGAGAATGGCTGCCATTTTTAAAATATCTGAATATGCATACACACCAGATATGGTATTTAATAGCGTGAAAAAAATATATAGTTATCGTTCTTCTATTGTACATGGAGGAAGTAAACCAAAGAATCAAGAAATCGTAATTGATGAACTGAATTTAAGAATCCCAACCCCGAAGTTAGCAGTTGTTTTTTTGAAAATAGCTATTAGAGTATTGGTCGAAAATCCAAAATATTTTGATCCAAAGTACCTAGATCAAGAGTTACTCAGAGGTTAGTTAAAATTTAGAGGTATACTTGATTATTCTTGACCGAATTATGGCCTAAAGTGGGCCGTTCATCGGACTTTTGACGTGTTATATTTGTATCATGGAAAATCAAATAAGGAACACACCACAGCTTTCGAGCCTCAGTGAATCAGGTCGGTCAATGTGCCGGCCTTTTTGATTTTTCAACAAAACCATTTCAGGAGGAAATAAATTATGTCTAAGATAAAACCATGTTTCACGTATCTCAGCTCTGACGGTATCCTTCACCTGCACGACGAGGAGCATGCTGCGCAGTCCGGCAAGCACGTACAAACATCGCTAACCGATGACGAAAGCGGCTTTCCAGACGTTGAGGGCCAAGGTATTGCTTACTATGCTTGTGAGGGCAAGGCTTACGTTAAGGGCAACAAGAATGACAGTCAACTCATTCCTAAGCCGCTAATTCTCAAGCAACTCGCAGCAGAGCTTTTGTAATTCAGCAATATCCAGGTCACTCCCCGGGTTATTCCGGGGCTTTACGGCACGCGCAGGTAGCAAGGAACCAGTTAACCAGCGGAAACATGAACAGCCTGGTCAGAACCCTTGCGCGGTTCAATTCCGCAGCGTGTCTTTTATTTTTCATCGATGGGGGCGTTACTTTGAAAAAGAGTCCGAAAACAGGAAAATGTATGCTTTGTAATGACCCTAACTCGAATCCGAACCCAGAGAATACAACAATGGGCGCATCCTTTTGCGATACATGTTGGGAAGTCATGAAATCCGGTGATGAGGATAAACTGGGTGAAAGGATCGTTTGGGACAAGTGATATCAAGAAAGTGAGCAAAAGCTATCTTATAATGGTTTAACTGCCCATTTTCCGATATTGTCCGGTTTTTGTTCTTTGACGACCATTTTTAACAATTTGTAAAATGGTCTTATCACTCCTCTCTAGTTACTAAGTACAAATGCTTTTATGCAACAGCGTAGCGTTTTGCATCCCGCTTACGGGAATAGAACCTATCGCTGTTTCTTTTTTCGGGTTTTAAATAAGCGCTCAGTTTATTAAAACAGGTATTAAGACCTATATAGATTGAAGTTTAATACATAAAATGTTTCTATTTGTTCATCCGATATTGACACTTTCTGGTGATAATGAGATATTAAATCTATAAGAGAATGATTTTTTATTTATAGTAGGAGGAACAATTTGTGTTTTCATCTAACTTACAGGAAGCTGATACTTTTAAACCTATGGTAGTTGAACTTGAACTTAGTTATTTGGACCTAAATATTCAAGAGGTTGAATTAAAATGGTTGGAGATAATTAAAAAAAAAATTCAAATTCAAAAAAGTAGAGATTTCACCGGATCATGTACAACTTATCGAATGTTTTCCTATAATGAAATGTGAATTTAGATCAAAGAGTATTGATATTACAATTGCTATTGTTAAGGATTGGACAAAAAAAATTAAAGAATTTATAGATGTGCTTGTTGAAGAAATTGATTTTGACAAACTTGTCATAAAAAAAAGTTGTTCATATAGGTGGGTTTATGATAAAAGATAATAAAAAAACTGCTCGGTTTAAGTTTAGAAGAAGAGGATATTTTATCTGTTGATGTTCAATTTACAGTAAAAAATGCTAATGATACTACAACAAGAATAAGAATATTCGATGAAAGTAATAGAGATGAACAGCCTAATATTGTTTTTTCAGAAATTGAAACAGATAAGAAATTGATAAACTCTCAAGATTTATACAGTAACCTTGATTCTCTATGTATACAATCATTATCTGAAATGAATAAGTATTTATCTTTGCAAACGAAGGGGAATTTGTCCTTTTTGGCGCATAAGGCTGGCGATACGTATGAAGTATGATTTGTACCAAGAAAGAAGCAATATTTTCTTAGAAATACAATCTTTCAGAGAAAATGATAAGTCAAACGAGGAACTTAAAAGAATTGAAAAAAAGATAGAATATGTATTGAATGAAACACGCTCTGTCTATTGGCAAGTACTAAATGCTAGTGATCAAAGCAAGATAAAGTATGAGCATGAGGAAATGCTAAAGATTGCATCAAATTTTATTGAGAGTACAAATAAACTTATTGAAGAACAGAAAGTAATAAAAACAAAGGAAAAGCATATTTATAAGCATCCCATGGTAAGGGGTGAGAAATTAATGAGAAATATAGCCTCTTTCTTTCCTTTTGTAGGTATGAGTGAATTAAGCAGATATTTCTCCGACTTTGTTGCTGTCCCAAGTATTAAGTTATTCTTTGTTTTACTCGGTGCAGTTATAACGCTGCTATTTGGACAGTTTACTACTCTGAACTGGGTTTTTGTTTCTTTAACAGTAGCCCATTTTATTTCTCGTGTATGGGCAAATAGATATCATACGCCAAATGACTATATAAAATTCAATCGGACAGTTCAAATATTCATTCTCCCATACTTTTGGTTATTTATAGGTAACGTATTGAGTAAATTTGTTTCATTTGATGGCTTGCCAGACAACACATTTTATTCCCTGCTATTGGTATGGTTAGTATGGGGCGAGCTTAAAGGAACCGTTGATAATATGAAGGTGACAGGATTGCCTATACCGCCGTTTATTGAGAAACTTGTGAATTCTCAAAACAATACTAATGATATTGAACCACCTTTGTAATTAAATTGTAATAATGGTCTTTGGATGACCATCTTAGTTGACAGATGTAGTTGGTGTTCTGAGCATATTGTATGTGTCGAGGTATCGCAACCGTTCCATAAAAACAAATTAAATTTGATAACTGGATTTATTAAACTTGGGATAGGGATTGTATACATAACCCAAGATATTAATTAAACATAGAAGTATGAACAAATACAGAAGGTCAGGAAAGTTTTCCTGTCTTCTTTTTTTATTACAGATTCCAGAAGGCCTTCAAAAATCGAACCTTATGGAGGAAGAAGTACTTTTTTTGGGCAAAAATCAGTAGTAAATCCGAATAAAACAAATGTTATTCTGTATTCATAGAAGTTCGCAATGAAAGGCGGTGAAATTTTGAAATGGTATCATAAAGCCATATATTCATTTGCGAATGCTGTTCTTCCGGCAACGGTAAAGCGGCAGATGATGGGTATAGGCAGAGCAACAGTACCTAATAATACTAACCCGTGGGGCATATTTAACTGGCTACCCAAAAAACATCAACAGGCTCACAATATTGATCTTACTAAGTTGCAGAGCTATACAGCAGAGGAATTACTTGAGCTTCTTATATCTGTTCATCCAGACGTATCCTATGCCTTGTACACATACTTACGTATGGGAGATACCGATTTAACGTTTAGTGCAAAAAAGCCAAACGGAAATGCAGATAAGAGTGGACAACGGGTGCTGGACGAACTTAAGGCTATGCTTAATACACCGTTGCCTTCACCGGGATACCAGCACGGACGCTCATTAGATAAACTGGACACGATCCAGCGGATGATGATTATGGTCCGTGGTGCTTGTGCCGGAGAGATCGTCCTGAATGAGAAGTGTAATGATGTCATTGATATTGTTCCAGTTGATCCGGCTTTAATTTGGTTCCGTAGGGAGCCGGATACGAATCGGCTTACACCTTGGCAATACGTGAAGAACCCGCGAAGAAATGCAAATGAAGAATGGTTCGGTAATTACAAGAAAATCGACACACCAACATTTATCTACGAAGAGTTTGATCCTATGGTTGATGATCCTTATGGACGAACGCCTATGCTTCCGGTGCTGCAAGTAGTATTCTTTCATCTTCAGGTGTTGGCAGATCTAAAAGCAGTAGTTCATAACCAGGGGTATCCAAGGCTCGATATTTCGATGCTGGAAGAAATCATGCTGAAGAATATGCCAAACAACTTAAAGAGTAATCCCGATGGTCAACAAAAATGGCTCAAAGAGCGAATGGATGAGATGCTAAACCATTTCAACTCACTCAATCCAGATGATGCTCTTGTCCACTGGGATAGTGTAAAGGTGGAATATCTCAAAGGCGGTAATTCGGGGCCAATGATTGATATTAAGAAGCTGATTGATATCATTGATACCCAAATGGCTACTTCACTCAAAACATTGCTGACCATTCTTTCAAGGCATCAAGGGTCAACCGAAACATACAGCTCTATTGATACTCAAATATATATCAAAAATGTAGAGTCCGCGCGGAGCGTAACCAAACGTTTCTGGCAGCGGGCTTTTTCGTTGTCTGCAAGAGTAAAGGGGACTCAAACAAAAGTTGAAGCTGACTATCTCCCCATTGATCTACGCTCTGAAAATGAGATTGAACGTGACCGACGTTCAAAGATCGACAACTATATCACGGCGGAGAAAAATTTCTATATCACATCGCTGGAAGCTGCTGAGGAAATACGTTGGACACTTGGTATTAATGCCAAAATTCCTACTGAATTACTTCCTTTGCTTGTAAAGAAGCATGAACCTGATTCGAATGAAGAAGATACTCCACCGGAGGGAGGTGAATAGAGAATATGGCTAAACCTACACTCGAACAATTAGCAAAGATTAATCAGTTGGCACGTGTTCCTCTTACTGAGGATGAAGCGTATGTTTTCCCTGCAAAGCTTGTAGGGGATCAAATCATACCTCGTCGGTTTTATCGTTTGACCCCTAATTTTCTAAGGAAGATGGCTGTCCAAGCAAGAGAAGGTGTATCTTTGCTGTTGGATCACTCATGGGCCAACATGGGTGTCATGACAATACCACTCGGTAGAACCTTTGACAGCCGATTACAGATGGATGGCGATGAACTGGCACTTTATGCAGATCATTACATGAAACTGGGTCAAGAGGTCGGGGATATCAAGATTGACCAAATAGCTGAAGGCATTGATGCCGGAACTATATTTGATACATCAATCGGATTTACGGTAACCAGTCAAACATGTTCCATCTGCGGACAGGAGTATTTTGGGGGCAATTGCCCTCACATTCGCGGAAGGGAGTATGATTCCAAACTCTGCACTGTGGACATTAATGACGGCGACCTGATGGAAAACTCTCTAGTCTTTGACGGAGCTTACCAAGGTGCCGGAGTAGTCGGAATGAGCAATACATCTGATCTGCAATCAGCTATAAAATGTGAAGCTTTATCTGAAGATGCGAAGTCACTACCAAGTGGCGGACGCGTCTTTTATTCTTTTAGCGGCAAATCAGGCTTGGATGGATTTGTATTACAGCAAGATAAAAACAATGAGGCTGAAACACAGGCCAAAGGAGATGACACTGTGACAGACGAACAAAAGGCTGCATTAGCAGCAGCACAAACTCAAGCAACTGCGTTGGCAGCGGCTAATAGTGTACTTGGACAAATTCGAGCTGCATTGAGTGTAGATAATGATTCCGACATTTTAAGCAAGCTTACATCATTGAGCGCTCAGGCTGCTGATGGGGCGACATACAAGGTTAAAATTACTGAACAAGCATGTGGAGCTGGTGTCCGTGCTCTTGGTGAAGCCTTTAATGTAGAGGCGATGAAAACAGCACTGTCTCATCTACCGGTATCTGAAATTGAAAAGATCGGCGCAACGTATGAGGCGCAGGCACAAGCTGCTTTGGGTGGCGGTGGTCGCCATACACAAGGTGACGATGTAGACCTTCCTGAGGGAGCACTAAATGGAACGCCACCAACTAATTCACAAAATGATGGTGGCGAGAAAACGCCAGAACAACTTAAAGCATTAGCTCGTGAAGAAGCTCGGGCGGCTCTTAAGAATACAGGCAGAGGTAATCTACTTAAGGAGGATAAATAATATGATGCAATCTCAGTATAATGGCGCTCCTGGTCCCGGTCAGGTTATTACTCAAGAGTTTACGGAGGTTCTAGCGTCTACTGACCTTCAGGCAAAGCTTCCCGGAGGTATTTTGCTGAAACAAGGGCAAGGAATCCTGAAAAAAGGGACAGTTATCGGCAAGATAACAGCGGCCGGGGTGGATAAGGATAAAGCAGTGGCTTATAGCGCATTAGCAACCAATGGTTCCGAATTAGCCATGTGCATTTTGGATAACGACCATGATACAACAATCTCAGATGTTGGTGCTTCGGCGTGGATTGCTGGCATTTTCCATGAATCTAAATTGACAGGCATTGATACAGCGGCTAAGACAGCGCTTAAGCTTTGCTACTTTGTATAAGGGGGATAAACATACATGGCAAACGTACTTGATCCATATTTCCTTACGGAAGTCGTTCAGAACATCCGAACAGATATTAACAGCTTTCGAGGGGCTCAACTGCTAACTAATGGAGTTGACTTCAAACCAGAACTTGGACTCACTATTGAATACGACATCACCTATGACGACACAGGTATGACGCCACCTACTGGATTGAATGATCCTTCACCTATCCATACTCCACCTGTAGTGAAACACATGAACTTCACGAACCAAGAATGGAGAGAAAAGGTTGTTATCGACCGTGAAAAGATTGATACTTTGAGAAAGCCAGGCAACAGTCTTGAGCAAAAGTGGGGCGAAGAATACATGATTGAGAAAATGGTTGGTCTGAACCTTCGCCTCGAAACTCGGTTTGAGTGGATGAGATGGCAGTCATTAACAGGAAAACTTATTGTACCAGCCACTTCCACCAAACCACCCAGAACGATTGACTATGGTGTTCCAGCTAATAACAAGCCAACAGCATCCGTATTGTGGAGTAATACCGAAACAGCAGATCCGTTGGCTGACTTGGATGGCTGGTCACTTCGATTCCGAGGAAGTGGGGCTCGTCCTGTTAAAATTATTGTTAATAAGAAAGTCGATATCTACTTGAAGCAGAATGCTAAAATCCGCGATTTGATCAAGTACACTTTTGGTAAAGATGTTGTCACTGACGGTTCGCTTGCTGAAATTGTCAGTCAAAATTTAAATGGTCTTAAGTATGAAGTTTACGATGGTGGTTACATTGATGACTCTGGTGTCTTCTATCCGTTCATTCCAGATAATGCAGTAATCATAATCGGACAAGGAATGACAGGCTCAATTATGGATCTTGTGACCAGCCCGAATAACTATGAAGATATCTTTAACGGTCATACAGGAAAGTTTGCACTGACTAAGTTGATCCAAGGAGATCCCGATCAATGGCAAGCCATCAATGGTGCAACAGTGCTACCGCGTCTGAAATACGTCAACTGGCATATCTTCGCAACAGTGGCGTAAGGGAGGAGGTCGAATTTATGACAACTGTAAGAGTATTGGTTGATGCTGTTGGGCAATACAATTCGGGGGACATCGTAACAGATGCCCCTGATGGTCTTGTAGATATCGCAAAGAAAGAAATTCGTAATGCGGCAACCGGACAATTACTTGCGGAGATTGTAGATGGTAACGGAATTGTGGATGGCTCTCCTTCAGAACGAGAGTTGCAACTTCAGACCGAATTAGAACAGTCCAAAGCGCGAGAAGCAGAATTACTTGAGCAAATTGATATTCTTCAGTCTGATGGTGAGTTGAAAGAATTGAAAGCCTCAGCTAAGGAAATGAAAATACCCGGATACACCAAAATGAGTATTGAAGAATTGAAACAGGCTATCAGTGCTGCAGGCGGTGCAGCAGATGGCAACTAATAAGATACTCGCTACAGAAACATATCACGAGGAAATTAGAGGGCGTTTAGGCGTTGGTGAGGATGTAATATCCGATGCTGACATAGACGCTCTTTCTGTTTTGCCCATTGGAGAGTCGAGGATAGTTAAGGCTGTTCCTAACTATGCTGTGTTGACTGGTGACGATCAGACCTATGTATATGCAGCAGCTGTTTGTATGGTTGCTGCTATACTGGCCCCTTCCATGACAGCGAGAATCAAGAAATCCAAAAAGGACTTCGACTTTTCTTTTGAAAATCAAGTTGTCGATTGGAAAAAGTACGCTGTTCAACTAGTCGATGAAGCGTATCAAAACATTGGCCTGATATCGACAGCAGAACAAGAAACAATTGTTCCGGTGTTCGGCGTAGCGGGTCCAACACGTGCGAAAGAAAGGCGGCGTTACTGATGTTTAAAGACTTCGGTCATAGGCATTCACCTTGTACTGTCAACGGTGATCCAGATATTGTAATACTGTCTCGGGAAACGAAGGCTACGACGATTATCGGAAAAGAGTATATGTACAATGGTTTGTTTTCGTCAAAATCACCTGTGAAGCCGGGAGATATAGTTCAGAACGAATCGTCGTTCTTGGTACAGACTCTGCGTACAACAACCGAGAAGGACAAATACTGCTCTCTGATTAAAACGAACGCTTTAATCGAAGTCCAGCGCTATCAGCAGTCCTATGACTCAAACGACAACCCGATAGGTGATCCAGAATTTGTCCCAGTAGCTGTAGATGTAGTTTGCTTCGCCCAGTATGTTACTGCTCAATTGAGGCAGGAAGAGCCGGGCTTGTTGCCGAGTACCGTCTTTGTTTTGCAGTTACAGACGAATGTTGATATTAAACGGCCCGAGGAGACAAATACAGCTATTCCTGACCGGATTGTAATGAGTGGAAAAACGTATCGGGTAGATGTAGTTGATAGGATGAAATATCCTAATCTGCTGCATGTGCAACTATCTGAGGACCGGATATGATTACGGGCTATGATGCAGCTCGGGCAACCAAGGATTTGGAGAATAAGTTGGCTGTAGAAATCACTGGACTAACGAAACTGGTCATGCTGACAGCTAAAAGCGGTATTCGGTATTATCCAGCAGTACGGGATCATTTAGAGATGCACATGTTCGTGCTTGCTAATCAAATGATTTCAGGAGATATCACCGCCGATTATTGGCAAGCATGGCTTGAACAGTTTGGCAAAGGCTCCAAGATGGCAGACAGTAGTCAAAATCCCGGTTTAATAACCTACATGAACAGCGAAGCATGGAACCGACTGAGGTCCAAAGGTGATCGTATTATTGTAGGTCGTTCCCGTGGAAAGTACCGTGCAATTGACGGCACCATGAAGGAATCAGGCGGGGGCTATGCTGGAGTGGACTTGGAAGAGCTCGCGGAACGTGGTGACATTGATCCTTCATTCAGAGCCACACCGCCAACCTACTTTTTGCGCATTGCAATCCAGTCTAACCGGAAACGTATTTTGGATGGCATTAGCCGTGTAATAACTGAGTTTCCGTATCACAGATACTTCAAGGAGGTACGGGAGTGAGCCTACAACTTATTGATGCTGTTCAGAATGCTTTGAAAGAAGATTCGGAACTTATGAGCATGCTGAAGCTTACTCCTTCATCATCCTCTGCTGATGTCGTAAAGCGATTTACGAAAGGCATGGAGCCTGAGATAACGGTTTCTAAGGATACAGTTCCACATATCTGCCAATATGTCATGCCGGGACGATATGCCACTAATCCACTGGTGTTCGAAGGCAAGTTTTGTATCGACTTTTACGGTAAGACAGCATATGAAGCAAAGCTTCTATTCGAAAGAGCGTTCAAAACCCTGCACGAAAAAAGGTTATTTGCACAGGGGTTTATGTCCTATCTTTGTGTGCTGGCCTATGACTCAGATTTTGCTACTGGTATCCAAGGGGCCAAGGGGTACAAAGCAATTTTCGATGTTGATTACTTGAGAATGAATTGAGGTGAACAAAATGGCAGAAGCAGCAGTATGGAAAGCAACCGGAAGATCTGGTGATCATAATGGTGTTAACCACGTTGAATACGAGATGCTTGATTCAGCACAAAAGCGAGTTTCTTTGGCTAAAACCAACGTATCCAGTATTGAAAAAGATGGGGTTAAAATTGAACCGGATGATCAGGAAACTCTATGGTTTAGCGAAGCAAATGCAACCAAGAAGTACAAATTTAATGTAGTTACTATTGCTGGTACAACTTATGAAGCCGAATTGAATTGGACTCAACCTAATCCTCCTAAACCAGAACCTACCGAGTGGGATAAGTTGATTGCTGAAAAAATAACGCTTGCTAAAGGATTAGGTATTATGGGGGTTTGGAATCCAAAAGAGGGCTACAAACTCACCAAAGAGTACGGACGAATTGCAGAAATTGATAAACGTTTATGGGAACTGGTCAAATAATCTGATCAGTTCTTTTTTATTGGACTAAAGGGAGGAATAAGTTCATGGAACCATTAGTATTTGATGGAGTCGGCACAGTCCAGGTATATGAGACTGGCGGAAAACTGAAGTTTTTGGATGATAAAATCACAAAAGTAACATTGCAGCTTCAATTCGATTGGCAGAAGGTAATGGGCGGTGACAGTGGTTATGCTTTCCACTATACGGCCCAAGACCTGGCAGATAAAGCAAGTATTGAAATTCCACGTTATTCGGACATTCTTGCGGAGCTGTCTCAAGGTGCTGAGTCCGAAAAAGGTACAGTGAACTTTGATGAGACAGAACAAGGATTCTTAGACGCTACCGATGGTTATGCTTTAAAGGCTCCTGCCAAATTCGGAGGCACATTAGTTGCTGCCAGTGATAAAGTGTACTTAAAAGATAAAGACACTGGAAAACTGACAGAACTTACCCGTGCTGCGGCTACTCCTACAGCAGAACAATATGTCATTACTGCGGATGGAAAAATCACATCTGATTCTGCTAATGATGATAAGCAAATCGTGGTGACGTTCAAATGGAAGAAAGAAAATGCCACGCGAAGTATGTTGAGCGGAAAACGCCGTCCTAAACCGTTTAAACTGGTTCATCGCTTCTCGTTGGTAGATGATCGGGACGGTAAAGAGGTTCCTTGCCAGCTTACCATTTGGAAGGCGCTCGGGGGCGGTACGTTAGATGTGTCCCAAGAGCGTAAAAAACCAACCAGCAATACATTGTCGCTGGAGATTATGGAGCCGGATATCACGCCAGAGAATCCTAATGGATATGCAGTAGAAATCATTTTTGGTATCTAATCAATCACTAAGTCAACCCTCTATCGCTCAGGTAGGGGGTTACATACTTTGGGAGGAAATTTAATGAGTACAGACAAACAGTTGGATAAGACGCTTAACATCGGAACTGAAATTCGATTGGCAGAGGGCATCAAAAAGCATGTGAAGATTGGGACAATTGCATTGATTCGTCAGGTTCGTGAAGAGATGGATGGTGTAGTACACAAGTTTTCCTTTTCGATAGGCCGGAAAAAATGGGAGGCTACCGAAGAACGGGAAGCAGTTGACTGGCCTAAAGTAGAGGGTATGTATAAAAAGGTATTTAACCTTGTTCTGGTTGAAGAAATAACTGAAGAAGAGTATGAACAGATTGACCAGGACGGTATTAAAGAACTGGACAACCTATTAGACCGATTTCTATTCTGAGTCGTTTCCTCCAGACCAGGAAGAGAATGATGAGGAAGAACCGGACGAAATGGATTCAGTTGAAAATGATCATGAAACTGACTGGTTAGAACTTTGGGCCTTGTGTATCAGTAATGGAATATCAGATTCCGAATGGCCTAATATGACTATTCCAAAAATTAGAGCGCTTATGAAGGCTAAGAACAGAAACCGGGAATTCGAAATCATACTCCACGGTGGTAAGGTGGAAAATAAAAAGCCGAAGAAGGTCAAGTCATTATCTGATCTTGGTTTCTTCGCCAAGTAAATTAAGAGGCATCCGCAATCATGCAGGATGCCTCTTTTTCTGTATTCAGGGCAGGAAAAGTTTCCTGAACCTAAGAGAGGTGAGCGAATTGGCGGACTTAAGTAAAGATGTAGTAGGCGCACGTATAAGCTTGGATACAACCAAGATACTACCTGCTTTCAAAGTAATAGACAACGGAGCAAGGGCGAATGCTGAATCCTTTAAGGTTCTAAATTCTGAACTCGGGCTAAGTGAGAAGAATTTCAAATCTCTTGCTAGCAGCGCAGACAAGTTTGCTCTTTCAGCAGAGGATAGAAGAAAGAAGATCCTTGCAGAATCCGAAGCTCTTGTTAAACAACGCACCGCACAGGCAGAATTGAATACAGCACGAAAGAACCAACTAGATCAAGCTAACAAAATTACAGATGAGAAGCTAAGGGCGCAGCAAGCCATTGTAAAGAAGCGTGAAGATGCAATCGAACAGCAGGAACGAGAGCATCTAAAACGAATGGAAACCCTTCAAAATAAGGCGACATCAACCGGGCAGAGAGCCGCTAAAGTTTCAGGGGCAGGGACGGATGATAAGACGCGGGAACGTGTCCTCATGCAAGAACAGGCTATCCGTATGAAGTTACAGCAAATGGCTGATAAGGAAGCACAGCAAGCAAGGAAGAACGCTCAAGATTATGAGAAGTTCTGGATTAATGCTTTACGGACCAGGGAGCAAAAGGAGGCACAAGTCCGAGAGAAGGTTCTTCAGGAAGAACAGAAAATCAGGCGTTCATTAAGTCAAACCGAAACGCAGATGAAGCAAACTTTTAACATTACGCCAAGTTGGATAGGCAAGCTCGGGGATATGGCTACCCATGCAGTTGTATTCCACACGGCATATGCAGCTATGCATAAAGTACAGGAAGCCTTAAGAGAGGGCATAGTCGGCATTGAATCTAATATGGCAGGCTACGTCCAGACGAATGAGCATTATTTCCTTGAGTACAACGAGGGTACTAAGGAAATGGTGATGAACACTGAGAAGTTGCACGACGAGACAACCAAGTTTATCCGGACGGCTCATGATCTTGGTTCAGAAATCATGGACGTTACCGAATCAGCACGTTTGTGGGGCCGGATGTATAAGGATGCGGGCGTTGTTCAGGAGATGGTACGTAAGTCCACAATGCTCAGTACCGTTGACCTTGTATCCTTGGAAGATGCGACTAAATCTATGGAGTCTACCTTTGCTCAGTATGGTGTACAAATCAAGGATAGCAATGACGCTATGGTACTTGGTGGACGCGTTCTGGATTCCTGGTCCAAGGTTGCCCATGACACGATGGCCCCGGCTAGAGACTTGGGAGCTGCCTTTGAACGGACAGGTAAGATAGCGGCGGAAACTGGCGTTTCATTTGACTTTATGAATGGCTTGATTTCAGCCGGTATACGTAACACGGCGCTGAGTGGGGAAAACCTGGGTAACATGTGGAAAACAGTCTTGGGTACGATCCGTACAGATAAAGCTGTTGCAGAGATTGAGAGATTAGGAGTTCAAACAAAAGAAGTTGTAAATGGTACAGAGCAGTGGAAAAGGGCAGAAGATATTCTGTTAGAGTTGTCAACCAAAGTAATCGACAAAAACTACGACCTTACGAAATCCTACTCGGATATTTCCCGCGGTGTTTACCAGTACGCTAAATTGGCTGCTTCCTTAAACGCAGGGGATATCTTGCTGGGTACAGCAGCGTCTATCGGTTCCACCGGATCAACAATGGAGTACTTGAAAGTTCAGATGGATAGCATTCAGCGTAAAGCAGCACAGACCAAAGCTTCTTTGCTTGAAATATTTAATAACGCAGGCGACGATGGCTTGAGAAGAACAATCAAGGATGTATTGGATGCAATTGACCAACTACTTATTGGACTTACAAAAGTTCCTTCCGGCGTGTTTGAGGGAACGGCAGCAATCGGTGGTCTACTACTTGCCTATAAAGCTCTGAGCGGACCAGTCATGAATGTAATTGCTGCTGTAAAAGTATTGACGGCTGCAAAGGCTGCGGAAACTGCTGCTATTGGTGCTAATACTGTAGCTAATAATGTTAATATCGTTTCTTCACAAGGAGCAACTCTTTCAACAGTTCAGAGAGTTGCCGCTACCGAAGGAGCTATAGTAGCACAAGGAGCTTTAACGGTAGCAACCGAGGGAGCTACAGTTGCTACAAAATCATTGTCTGTTGCTCAAGCCACAGCAACCGTGACGACAGCAGCAGCAACGGCGGGATTGAGCTTACTTGTTGGTGCAATTGCTCTGGTTGCAATGAATAGTGGTAAAGAGGAGAAGGCTGCTCGCGATAGAATCCAGAATCTAAAAGATGAGGACTCGGCATCTCAACAAATGGTTAGCCAATATCAAAGGCAGATTGAATTGTTGCCTAAGCTGGCAAATGCTCATCGCTCACTTGAACAATCAATGAAGATGGGGAGCATTTCAGCAGAGAAGGAAACGCAGGTAAAAAAACAGCTTGAAGAGATTTCTAAGGCACTGGTTATTACTCTTGGAAAAGAAGGGGCCAAGCAACTTGAAGCTGCTGGTTATACGGATGAGGCTGTACAGGTGCAAGTTGCTGCTTTAAATAAACTCATCGAGAAGCAAAATGAAGCTCGAAAAAATGTATTGAAAGATCAACAATCGCAACTACTTGACCAACAAAAGCAAAAAATAAATGAAATCACAGAAGCTACAAAAGAGCTGGAACGAGTAAAGAAGATTATCGCTAATCCAATTGGGGATTTTTTAGGGACAGGCGAGTTTAAGGAAGATGCAGCGAAGTTAGAAGAAAAAATAAAAACGTTAGAACAAGAAAATAACAAGCTCACTTTATCTGTAACAGAAGTAGGAGTAGCTTTAAGCCAAGCAACTATTGAAACTGACCAATTTGCTGGGAAAGCTGGAACAGCAACCGAAAGTGTTAAATCACAGGAGGAAGCTCTTGCCGATTTAAGAGAGCAGATTCAGGGTAATGGCAAGGCTATTTCTGAGATGAACACTGTTTTAAATGATCTTGCCAATAAACAGTCCATGAATGCAGAAGCTGCGGCAGAGTTAATTCTCAAATACCCTCAATTAGCTTCGGAAATTTACAAAACATCTGAGGGATGGGCTTTTGAAAAGAATGCTCTCGAAGTTGTTCGAAAAGCTAAAATACAAAAGGCTATAGATGATCTAAAGTCAGAAAAGGCGTCCAGTTTAAGTACAAAACTTGAATCTGATGATCGTATCGCAGTTTACATTAAAGAGGCTGGAGCGATTAAAAGCCTTGCTGAGTTAAAAGCTAGATTGAATGGAGTTATGGCTCAGAGTTCATTAGATGTTTTTAATAAACAAAAAGAACTGAACAACATGACTGGAGTAAAATCTTTCCTAAGCACTCCTTTTCAGAACCAGTTAAATCAAGATAAGAAAAACATGGAGCAAAGCAAAAAAGATATAGGCGAAATATATAGTGGATACGAGAAAGATATGAAGCAGTATGACACTCAGATTAATGCTTTAACCAAGCTATATAATGATCCTAAATTTGGTGTGAGTTCTTCTGGTTCAAAAAAATCGAAAGGGAGCGGGGGCAAAAAAGGCAAGAGTGATGCAGAACGTGCAGCTGAAAAAGCAGCTAAGGACGCATCTGCGGCACGAAAAGATAGTTATGATAACGAACTTGATAATTTTAAGTACATCGCTGAACGAAATGAATGGTCTGTAGACCAGCAAATAGCTGGATACAAACGATTAGCTCAGCGGCATAAGCAATATTTAACCGAAGATAAGGATGCAATGAAACAATGGGGCCGCGATGTTCAGAAACTGGATGATTCAAGATTTCAGGAAGACGTGGAGAATCTTGAGCGAAGAACCGAGCGAATGCGGCAGGCTAATAAACAGGAAATTGAGATGGTTAAAACCAGCCTAGATTTCTACAAGAAGGAACAATCTAAATCTTACTTGCTACCAGCAAATAGGCGTGAAATCCAAAAGCAAATTTATGATCTGTCCGTGAAGTATAACGAGCTTCGATACCAATACTCGGAAAAATGGATTGATAAAGAAACTTCCAAAATGGAAATGGCGGGGCAAACCCAAATTGCTATCCTCAAAATGGAATATGACGCTTATATGCGTATGAGTAAGGCAAAGGATCGTACCGCCGAACAAAGTTTTGAGTTGCAACAGAAGATTTATGAGAAACGTAAAGCTCTGGAAGATGAGTTCCTGTCCGACTTCCAAAAGAGAATCAATTACCAGAAGAGTATGGAAGCCATATCCGTTTCTGATCAGCTTAATGCATGGACGAAAATGCAGGCTCTTTACAAAGAAGGATCGGAACAGCGAATGGAAATTGATGTACAGGTCCATGATTTGAAGAAGCAACTATTGGAGGACCAGAAGAAGGCTGCTACCGAAGCTGCCAAGAAGGAAAAGGAAGAACTCGAAAAGACTCGGGATGAGGAAGTAAAGCGTATCGAGGCGGAACGGGACGCTTTTATGGAGGCTCAGGACGCTAAAATTAAGGCCATAGATGACTTGCTTGCCAAAATGCAGACAGCTAATGAAGACGAGGATTATGAACGCGCAATGGCGGAGAAACAGGCGCGCCTTGCCCTGCTACAGTCTGCTGTCGGTCCGGAAGGTATTGCTGAACGAAAACAGACTGAAAAAGATATTGAAGATATGCAGCGGGAACATAACCGAACGCTGGCTAAGCGTGGATTGGAGGATCAGAAGAAGAAGCTCCAAGACGAGAAGACTGAGCGGGAAAAGGATTACAATGACCAGATTGAAGCTGCCAAACAACATTATGATCAGCTAGCCGAGAAATATAATGAGTATTCAGATGGTATTGAATCTAAAGCTGAAGATTTGAAAAATACCCAAATCTCAAAAGAAACCAAGAAGAACGCGGAGATTTTGCGTCAGTTGGATCAGTTTATTGCTGACTATCAGGCTAAAATGGCTGAAATCAATGCCACCTCATTGTCTGCATCCTTTGATACGGGTTCCTCAATATCAGAAAAGGACAGCGATTTGGCGAGATACAATTCTAATATTGATAAATGGTATTCGGCAGGCGCTACCGAGAAGGCTAAACTGCACGAGGAAAATGCTACTCTGCGGAATAAGTATGGCATTAAGAAGGATACAGGGAAACTTCAAAAATTCCATTCTGGCGGGATCGTTCAAGGCCAGAATGGAGCAGAGGTACCCGTCATTGCCCGAGAAGGGGAAATGTATTTGAATGGTCAACAACAGAGTAACTTGTGGAAAATTATCAATTTTAAGATGCCGAAACTTAATTTCTCCATGCCAGACTTCTCTATGCCAATGGCTTCGGGCGGTTCAAATCCGCAGCAAATCAGCAACCAGTTCATAATAAAATCAGGCGATACTTATATTGAAGATGAATCCGCAGCAAAGGTTTTCTGGAGCGAGCGAGACAACTTTGTACGGAGGTTGCAAACGAGGGGAGGCAAGTCTTAATGATAGACGCTACGGTGGATGGGAAATCCTTTAAATCCATTGGATTAGGGCTTAAAACTCACAATATACCTGTGTTACCACCGACTAAAGACCATAGCCTTGAGATAGCTGAGAGGGATGGAGAGTTGGATTTTGGTAGCACGTATGGAGCACGGTTAATCAATCTCGAATGCGTCATTATGGCAGATGATACAACCCTTGATTACCATAGGAGAGTCGCCCAAGTGGCGGCTCTTTTTAATGCCAAGAAAGGGGATATCGTATTTACATTTTCTGATTTGCCGGGAAGAAGGTATATAGGACGGTACGCAGGAACTTTGGATATTGAAAAGATACTTTGGGATGGGGAGCTTACCATACCAATCAAAATGGGGGAGCATCCGTTCCCGGAAAGCGATGAGAATATCAAAGAAGTTATCATTACTCAATCGCCACAAACAGTGTCGGTCATTTCTACAGGAGATGAAAGAGCCAGTCCTATTATCGTCTTGACTAACATCGGTAATAACGACATACGGAATTTCCGTATCGCAAATGAGTATCAAGTAGAATAGGAGGTCTTTATATTGGCAGACATATTACTAAGTAAGTCGAACTGGTGGAAAACAGCCTGTATTAATGCGGCCTTGCGTGGGATTAACTTTGCTTCTCCTCAAGCGCTATACATTGCCCTATACACCAGCAGCCCTACAGATGCGGATACAGGGCAGGAAGTAAGCGGTGGAGGCTATACGCGCCGTGCTGTGGCGTTCTCAGAACCAGTTATAGCGGATCGTAGAGCTGTTACTTCCAGCGTGGGGGATGTCTCTTTTCCTATCGCTGGCGCAGATTGGGGATTGATAACACACATAGGCATTCGGACAGCAGCAACCGGGGGCAATCTTGTCTATCACGGTGCTGTCAAAACACCGCGCACAGTCCAGACAAATGATACGATCAGGTTTCTGGCTGGGCAAATTAAAGTAGACGAAGGGTAGGTGTGAAACGTGGAAAAAATGTATCCACCAGTGGTGAACTCTCCTAAAACAGAGTTGACTGAATTGATTACGGACAAACAAACGGAAATTACTGTTGCTAATGCGTCCGTGTTGCTTCAAGGCGAAGGTATTGCCGTATTGGGTAATGGAGATGCAGCAGAGACGATTACGTATACAAGTGTGGAAGATAACGTATTGAAAGGCTGTGTACGCGGTTTTGAAGGTGTTGCCCGTGCGTGGCCTGTTGGTACACGAATCGCCCGTAATTTCACGGCGGCAGACTGGAGAGCAGCTATAAATAATATCCAAGCTTTGCATGAAGAAGTAAGCTCGGAATTTCGTAAACCCATTACATTACAACCAGGTGTCCAAATCGTAAAAACGGACAAACAGGCTGTATTTAATTTAGCAGGACTAACAGGTAAAACGGTAATCGACTATGAAGGTCAAAAAGGCCTATTCGGTGTTCGTAACCCCTATGTAGTTCGGTATGGAGAAAATCTAATCCCACCGTTTTACGAGTGGACACTTAGCCCCCGTGCTAAGGTGATTAACCCATACAAACTAGAAACGATAGCTACCGTATCAACGGATTTGTCGAGTATTGACGTTGCTGCTGTCGCAGGCAAGACATATACGTTTTCCGCTAAGGTGAATGGAAGGATTACTATAGTTGAATTGGATTCTACTGGTGTTGAATCTAACGTGTACAGAACGGACGACAACGAAAATCGGGTTGTCACAGTAACATTCGCGACCAAGACAACAACTACGAGAGTTAGGGTGTACACCACAAACACAGGAGCAGGAACGTTCACGCTGGAAAACCCGATGCTTAACATCGGCAACACAGTAAAACCATTCAAACCACGCGAGGATTCCATGCTGGCGCTGCAAACGGACCTATACGCCGATCCAGTTACAGGAGCTAATGCGGATGCAGTCTATGAGCGTGACGGGCAATACTTCAAAAACAAGAACTGGCAGGGGTTGCTGCTTGATGGTAACAGAGCATGGGTACTTGGTGATGCGGCTGCTACTGCTGGAGTCAGACAAGTGAAAATTGTAGGGCTTGCGGCTGGCGCTGTGGCTGCAAGCGGGATTGCCACGAAGTTTGATGGCAAGATAATGCCCCAAGGAAGCACGGGCAACACAGCCGACACGAACGCAGTCACCGCAGCGGGTGACATATATATTGGTATTGGTGTTGCGGACAGTGGATGGGATGATAAATACAGTCCATCACAAGAGGACATCAAAGCCTACTTTTTTGGCTATAAAGCCTATGATGCTAACACAATTACTCCTGCCACCGCTCAAGCAGCCACAACAGCGACATGGACAGGTACAGGAACTAAATATTGGGTGCAACGAGTTGGAGCAGCTAATTTTACACAATCCGTACCGCAAGCATCCTATGCAGGATACACGCCTTACAAACTCGTATACCAACTTGCAACGCCTACTGTTGAGCCTATCATTAGCGAAGGCCAGTTATCTTTTATTGAGGGCGATAACCAAGTTGAAGTAGGTACGGGGATTGTGTTACGCGAAGGTGTCAAGGCTGCGAGATATGAAGATAATATGTGGATCAACGGAGCAATTGGCGGGTCAACACCACTAAAAAAAACGTCCTAAGTCCTTTCTCGCATTTTATAAAGATGGAAAAAGGGATAATTGGAGGGTGTTGAATCACTCGAGCGCGCCGAACATAGAAACATATGGATTAGTACAGGCGAGCACACCTTTATCGAACTTTAGCGATGTGTCTTCATATTCTGTGACATACATGGAAATGGTGTCTTCGCCCACTGTGCCATTTACAGGCTCTTACGCAGCCAACGATAAGTCGCTGCTGTCTGACTTAGTGGACAGCGTACAGCAGAACACGGCGCGCCTATCCGTGGTAGAGAATAAGAAAGCGGAGAAGGATGTGCCTGCTTGGATTAGTCCATCTATATTATTTAATGGCTGGGTGAGCATGGGGGTACTGGGCTATCGAAAAATAGATAACAAGGTACAGCTCAAAGCTCGAATAAAAAGTGGGGTTATAGGTCAACCGTTTATGGCTCTGCCAGAAGGATATAGACCGATAGTAGGCCAGATACGGCCTGTACACTCCTACGGTACTTCGGATGTTTTCGCTTCCGTGTTAATCAATGCAGACGGTAAACTAATCGTATCAGGAGGAAGTAACAGCGAGGTAAATATTTACTTGGAGTTCACCACTGATTAAAGGAGGAAAGCGTATATGAAGGCTGTAGCAAAAGTAAATACAGACGGCCTCTATTTGGGGGAAAAGTTGGCGGACGATGCCTTCAATGGTGTCGTCCCTTTTTATTCGGACAACTCAAAACAAGAGTTTGAGAAAACCGAGCAAGACGTTGCGGACGTACCACAGGAACCAGTAATAGCCGGATACATCGTTGGGGTGCCGTTTCCAGAAGGATTCAGCGCATATGTGACAGAGCATAAGGCGTTTCGCTTTAACTTGGAAACCTTGTCATGGGAAGAAGGTCTGACGGTTGAAGAGATAGCGGAGCTGACCAAACCAAAGGATCAAGTTCAGGATGCATCGGAGGTTGTGGGCCAGCAGCTTGCGGAGTTGAAGATTCAGGCCATGCAGCAAACCCAGCTTTTAGCCAGCATGGGGGCAGAACTAGCGGTAGCTAAACTTGAAATTATTGACTTGAAGGGAGCTAATCAATCATGAATTTCTGGAGCCTTGCTTTTAAATTGAACTGGGTAACCGCAGAGAAGTTGAAGGGAGCAGTAATTACAGAGACAAACCGTTTCGGAGAAATCACACCGGAAGAATACAAGACCATTACAGGCTTGGACTTTGCGTAGGAAAAGTTTCCTTAGCAAGTTAGGAGGACGCTATGTTTAATGGTGGATTTAATAGCCTTGGTTTTAATACAGGAGATGTAGAAGGGAATATTATTGACCTTTCTGCATCTCTTTCTGGTTCCGGACAAATGTACTCACGGAAGATGGAGACAGCTGGAGCAGAAAACGATAATGCGTTCAATCTTATGTCGTTTAATGTGGATGAACCCGGTACGGTAACAGAATACATTTTGGAGTTTGTTTTGGATATGACAGCAGCGGCTAATCTATCCGGTAAAGGACAGGCGCAGGCTGATTTTGTCCGTGAGTATGCTTTGGAAGCCGTTCCTATGTCTGGCGAGGGACGCATAACTAATGCAGAATACGTTCGAGAAATTCTGATGCAAGCAGTACCCATGTCTGGGGAAGGAAGGATATCGGCGGAACTGTCGAAATTCCATACCGACTACATTGAGTTTACAGATGTGTTCAGGCCAGGAGAGGTAATTGTCATTGACTCAGGAAAATTCAAAATAACGAGAAATGGTCAGAATGTTTCCCATCTGTATAACGGAGACTTTTTCGATCTGAATCTCGGAAACAACAACCTGACCTGGACAGACCCAGAGACAGTCCGGACGGTTTTGTTCCGTATTACACACCGAGATAAATATTTATATTAAGAGAGGTGGACTATGCCTACTCCAACTATGCAAGTATTTGATAAAAACATGAGGCGCGTTGGGACGCTGGTGGACTCTTATGACATTCAGCGGCGGCGAAGGATTAACAGTGACTACGAATTAACCTTTATGGTCCCAATGACCTCAGAGGATTACCGTGAAAAGATAGCAATCAAGGGCCACGTTCGAGATGAGCGTGGTCAATTTTATGTCATTCAGTCTCGGAGTCGGTCACGGGAAGGTCGAAAGCTGACTGCAAATATCTATTGCAATCACATCATGTTTAAGCTTAACGATTACAAATTTCCATATGCCTCATACATCGCAGAAGCATATGGTATCCATATCAATCAACTCACAGACCTGATTACGGCAGCTACAGGCGGGAGATTCAAATTTGTTATCCATGACACATTCGATTTGCATGATATAAAAGACTTTGGGCGCGGGACGTGTTTGGAAGCTCTCAATAAGATCGTGCAAATGTATGAGTGTGAAGTGGGGCCAGATAATTTTGTGATCAATTTGAGAAAAAAGATCGGGGCTGATAATGGGCTACAATACAGACTCAAAAAGAATATCGTTTCTAGCTCCTTCAAAGATAAAGGTGAATCTCTTGTAACCCGCATGTTTTCACAAATGAAGGATGGACGAACTTTTATTGGAATGGATGCATCTAAATTGACGGACGAGGAGCGGAGTTTGCTTTCCAGTGTGCCGGGAACGATTGTAAACGGGAAGCTGGCAGTTAACTACTTAATTTCTCCTTATGCTCAATATTGGACCAGTGATTCCGTACCATTTTATGATGGTGAAATCATAGACCAGGATATTGAAGAACCTGAAGAGCTGCTTAAGGCTACTCGAAAGGCTCTCAGGGAGCAAGAAAACGTAACACTAGAAGTTACCGTATCAACGGCTGACCTATTTAAAATTGACAATACAGAACCAGAACCGCATTTAGGTGACACGGTAATGTGTATTGATCCGGCTATGGATATGAACAAACTCAAAGCCCGAATAACAGAGCTTACAGAGTATCCATATAGCCGTGACAAACATAGTGAACCTACCATATCAAATGTCAATTTACGGGACTATGCAGATATCATTTCTGACCTGGAGCGGAACAAGAATATTATCAATAATCTGTTTAGTAACGGGAAGATCCGAACGGAAGTATTTGAGTCCTTTGCCAAGCAAGCCGTGATCGACATTGATAATTCCAAAACGGAAATCAAGTACGATCAACGTGGCATAATCCTACAGGACAAGACCAATGCTCAGAACCAAGTTATTATGACTTCAAACGGGGTTGTTTTAACAACGGACGGAGGTAAAACAGCAAGAACAGCAATTACAGCACGTGGCGTTGTTGCTGAACAGATTGTCGGGCAGCTCGGAAACTTTGTATCCTTGGTTATTGGTAGTGGCAATAACGTAACCAAAATTAATACGAACGGAATCAGTGCAGGGAATGACGACTATACCATTGCGCCATTCCGGGTAGACATGCAGGGGAATGTTGTAGCTCGTTCAATTAAATTGACCGGGCAGATAGACAATTCAGAAATGAATGCTTCAGACATACGAGCAAGTACAGTTAATGCAAGCACAATACGTGGTAGTAAACTGATCGGTAATGAAATAGAAGGCGGTATTATTACAGGGGCTTTGTTTCGTACAGCAAGAGAAGGCAGACGCATAGAGATAAACTCCAATGGCTTGACTGCTTATAACTCAAGAGGTGGAGAGTCTATTTCTTTAGGTCAGTATAATGATGGTGGCGGACTACTTTTTATGGATAATGGGAGTCCAAGAGGAAGTGTTTACGGAGACCAGAACGGCTTTCACTTGGGAAATATGGCAGGAGTATATATCCACTCTACAGATGATATGGTGTATTTTAGTGGTGAGGTAGATTTCTCACAGGCTACTGTAAGTGGGCTTAAGCTTGAAGTGGAGAATATTGAAGGGCTCAGGGATACAATCAGAGAATTAAGAAACGAAGTCGCCACTTTGAGGGGGGACACTTACAATGACATAATTGTAAATGCCACATTCGATCCATCGTCAAGAAACTTAAAATTGTTTAGTCGTACAAGAACAGTTGCTACCGTGAATATTCCGACTGGCAGTAGTGCGACAACATAATGTTTACTGCACCTTCTACCAATGGTAATATTAGGACATATATACTATGTAGGAGGTACGGATAATGAAAAAATGGTCTTATTTACTCAGCGGTGTGTTAATTGGTGCGGTTGTCGCTACGGCTGGAAGTGCATTTGCGGAACAAATCAAATCTTTAGTTGGGGAAAAGGTCGCTGGGGAGTATACAGTAAAGGTTAACGGAAACTCTCTTGCTGAAAACGCGATAGTAGTTGACGGAAAAGCGCATGTTCCCTTGCGAGCTGTAACCGACTCTTTAGGAGCGGATCTAAAAGTGGATGGCAAAACAATTCAGATAAGTACAGAGTCACCAACTGAAGCCAGTACGACATCTGCGGCTATTCCTGAAAAGAATTCTAGTCTTAATAAAGTAGAAAAAGAAGTGAAATATGCGGGTTGGAGCAAAGAGAGATTAGAACAAAGAAAAGATGAACTAGAGAAATATATTTCAGAATCCGAAAATAGCAAACAGAAGTTATCGAAAGAACTCGACATTGCAAATAAGCTATTAGAATCCAATCCGTTTAATTCAGAAAAAGCTTTGGCAATTGGTGAATCGAATGCGGAAAAAACAAAGAAAGAATTAAATAATATTGAAAGTGATATAGCTAAATATAAGACTGAACTAGAAGAAATAAATAAAGCTATAGCGGCATTGAAATAAAATTCGTAGTGTCACAGTACTATACGTAAAATAAAATAGAAATATAGAAAAACCTCTCCTGTGCTTGGAGAGGTTTTTACTCTTTTATAAAGGCGGCGAATGAAATGCCAGAAAACAATTCAAAAAGTCCAATTCTTGTGGACAAGACGATTGGAATCAAAAACGAAAAGGCTGCTGAGTGCGTTAAACATATCTTGAGCTATTTAGGAAAACAAAGTTGTTCAGTAGGTACAGCCTTGCTTATATTAGACAAAGCGAAAGAAGCTGCCACCAATTGCACCTTAATGCAGACAGAATACATTAATGAAATTGACAGTATGCTTTAGCTTGATAAATCCGTAGCACTACAGCAATAGAACCAATTTAAGATATAAGTATGAAAGCCTCTAATAAATCAGGGGCTTATTTTGCGTCTTGAGGGGGTGACGAAACCATGGCAAAGATAAAATCCACATTGGATATACAACTGGATCTAACCAGACCTATTGAGGATTTGACTGAGGTCATTTCCGCTGTAATTGCTTCACAGCCACATAAACGTAAAGAAGTACTTGAGGGATTGGATATAGCTGTAGGAAATGCATTAGCAGAGATACAGGCCCAGGAAGAAAAGGAACAGAAAGTAGACGATGATAGCTCAGGAAAAGTTTCCTGAACGGAGAGACGGGGGAAGCAAGGTGGATAAGTGGGAGGTTTTTAAGTTCAGCACTGCTTTAGGAAGCAGTGCTGTGACGTATTTTTACGGTGGGTGGTCGGGAGTATTGGGGGTGTTACTTGCTCTGGTCATCATTGATTATGTGACCGGATTATTTGCCGCTGGCGCAGAAGGTAAGAAGGGAACCGGGCCTGGTTTAAAAAGCAAGATTGGTCTTATCGGTATCGCTCGAAAGGTATTTATTTTTGCAATGGTAGCAGTATCCCATCTAATTGATGGAGTATTAGGCGATTCGCACCTATTCAGGGATGCGGTCGCCTATTTTTATATGGCAAATGAGTTGCTTTCGATTCTTGAGAATGGAGGCAGGCTTGGAGCGCCAATACCACCAGTGATCCGGCAGGCAGTTGAGGTATTAAAAGGGAAAGGGGGAAACGGTAGTGACAATAACACTGGAGTTGGTAAAGAGTAAATCTGCCACGCGTTTACAGGGACTTTTACCTGTCGTCCCCATAGCCACGGAGCGCCTTATAGAGCGTTCCTTTGCTTTAGGTATACCTATCGTAATCACACAGGGGCTACGGACCATAGCGGAGCAAAATGAGCTTTACGCACAGGGACGGACCGAGCCGGGACTAAAAGTAACAAACGCCAAAGGCGGGACCAGCTATCACAATTTTGGTGTGGCTATTGATTTTTCCTTACTGCTGCCTGACGGACGGTCTGTAAGCTGGGATAATCAAAGGGATGGTAATGCAGACCATAAAGCGGACTGGATGCAGGTTGTGGCTATTGCTAAGGAGCTGGGCTTTGAGTGGGGAGGCGATTGGAAAACGTTCACCGACTTGCCGCATCTACAAATAGTATTTGGCCTGAGCACAGCACAGTATCGAGCAGGTAAGCGGCCTACGAAGGCACAGATTGATTCAGTTTTATCCAGGATTAACAAAACAGGAGATGATGAACCCATGACACTAGAAGAAAAAGCAACGTTGAAGGAACTACAAAAAACAGTGCAGGCGCAGGCTGGCCGCATCAAGACACTGGAGACAGCGGCCAAACAGCCCAAAGTACCCACGTGGCTGAACAAGCCTGCATCAACGCCAAGGCCGTAGGTGTTCTAGATACAGCTAATGATGGATCTTATGACTTTTACCGCATGGTCACGATGCTTGATCGAGCAGGGATTTTTGAAACGAAAGGGGATAAATAATCATGCAAACAATTATCGAAACTGTACAGCCTTACGTAAATACCATCGTCACAGCCGCTGCGGGTGTGCTTACAGCGTTTGTTTTAGGAGGTCTGAACAAACTCAAAAACTCAAGACTAAGGTTAACGTGTGGTTAGAGGCGCGTACAACGGCAGCACAGAGGGAAGTAATTCATAAGATCGCTGGGGAAGGATTTGCTTTTGCTCAGACAGCTTTTAAGCAGGCAGGGGGAGAGCGTAAGCTTCAGGAGGCTTTACAGTATGCTACACTCCGTTTGGCAGAACAAGGCATTACAGTGTCAGTTGTGGAGCTTCAAGCAGCGATTGAGAAGGCATATCTGGAGTATAAGGCCAAAACAAAAGCGGTACTGGCTACTGAAGCACAGCCAAACGAGGAGGCAGCACAGGCCGCAGCTAAGGAAGCTGTATCGGGTCTTGCTGCAAAGCTTAATGATTTCTTGGCACAGGCTACGGCGGAGGTATCCAATACCGTTCCTGTTAAGGTGCAATATGAAGCTGAGGTTATTCCAACATCGATAGGAGATGTTCAAGTGCACCCATCCACTGAATAGAGCAATAGAACTGTTGCATAATCTGAAATGTGAAGAAGCTACTGTGCACATTATTTTTGGAGTGGATAGCAATATGGTTATCTAAGTAACTGGTGTAATTGGTGTATTTGAGGCGGTGATTTCGTACATCTTGGTCGAGGCTTGTGTGGATGGGAAGTCGGCTGGAGTTACGGGGACTGACTAGCTTGAATAATCGTAACCATTAGTAGGGTCAGTTAATTTGCTGAATCAGCTGGCAGCTTTCCTTAAGAATATAGCGCCTCCTGATCATTTACAATGAATTCAAAGAGGCGCTTTATATTTACATTTTTTATAATTAACAGTACAACTACCTATTATGTTATTGTTACTTTTTTCATTGTTGTTGACTAGCCAACTCGGGCCTGTAACAAATCCTCTCAGCAACCGTTTTTCAGTAGTATACTTTGAAACACTAAACGCTCCTTTTCGTCATCAGACAATTAAACGCGTACTAGTAAGCAACCGATCTGTCCACTACTTCTAAGCGAATGTTTTTAATGGATACCAGCGTATGTTCAGTTTCTATCTTAACGTACCGGATATGGCTCACTTCTGGGTGTTTACTCTTGAATATTGTCCAAGGAATAGTGTAAACACCATCATATCTGTCATAATGCAACGGGGTCGAATCCTCTAAGTACCATTTTACTCCATCCTGAGAATAATACAGATAAACCCATTCAGGACTAGCTCCACGATCTTCCGTTTTTGCATTGAAAACACTCTTTATGCTATACATATTTCTTGGAACTCCAGGATTTCCTAGGTCAAAGGTGTAAGACATACCTCCATCTTTAACTTCCCAGGTTTGGCCTACATGGTAGGTATCTGCTGAAACTGTTTCAGGATAACTAGGAAGAATGGTGACTAAAGTAATCATTGCCATTAATAAAATTGAAAACCATTTATTTCTCATTAAATTTCATCCTCTCAAGTTGTTCCCGCATTAGATATCTAGTTTTTTTATCCTATTTTTAAAAGGTAAGTCTATTTATCAACCGGGTTATTATTACTCTAAAACATCGCAACTGAACAGATAAGTGTAGTGAGCCATGTCACTGTCTGAAGCGTCAAAGCAGTGTCTCGATGGTTACTGACTATGTTACTAAATCTAATTAATTCCTTATTAGAGAGGTCACCTCCTGTAATATATTAACTATATTTGTAATTATAAAGAATGAAAGGTAAATTTCATATAGTAGAAAAGGCCCTATTTAGCATTTTATTATGTGCATTTTAGAAAGAATCGGTATTATATAGAAGCATCAGTGACACCCTTGTACCATTGAACGTGATAGAGCTGATCATAAACGCGACCTGTTCCTAAAGTGTGTACCTACCAAGAGGGGCAAGGATCGTGATGAATGGCCTATGGCGATGTGTTCCGAAGGTGCAGACATTAAGTACATAAGTCCAAAGGATAATCGTGGAGCAGAATCGTGGGTCGGTCACAAGCTGGACGACTATGCTAACGGAACAAAAGTTGAATTTATCGTTAAATAGTAAAAAGCCCGGCCGACCTATTAAGGTTAGCTGGGCTTAGTAGACACTAAGTATAGCAAAATTGAATTCATAAAGTGTCTCGGATATAACTCCAAAGATACTCCCCTGCTTGAGGTTGGTTAGTTAATGTCTGATGGGTACTGACCGGTAGTACCCCAAGCTTCGCCTTCAACTCTGTTACCGCCAGCTCGGAATTGAATTACGTATTCCCCTGATGGCATCCCGTTAGGGTATGAATTAAGACTAGTCCACGTTAATGTATCACCTCTGCCAACAGTTTTATTAAGGTATTCCCTCCCGTTACCCTGCAAGCTCCACGAAATTGTGTTGCTTCCTGTATTCTTCACTTTAATCTTTACATGTCCATAACCTTTTTTGACAGTAAACTCCATCGTCGGACTTGTCCCGCCAAGAACCTCATGTACTTCTTGACCAGTTGACTGGATAACTATACCTCCATGCCTCTTTGATAATTCAACCCCCATAACTGGTGTGGCGGAAGCAGCCAGCGGAGCTACTGCCGTAAGAGCCAATAGACCTGTAAGAATGATTGCTGTGTTTTTAAGCTTCAT